ATAGATACTGCTACAACAGCTATTGGTAAAATTGTTACTAATGGTAAAAATGCTATTACAGGGGCATTATTAAACGATGCTCTTAATAGTATATTTAATGGTGCTTTTGCTGAAGAAAATACATGGATTAGAAAGATAACTACGCCTAATAATTCAACTATAAATATTAAAGCTGGTGCTGATGGTTCAGATTATGAAAATGAAAACATAAATATTTGGGCTAACAATGCTGTAAATATAACAGGTTGGTGTGGAGGTATAAACTTTATTACAGGAGGCAATGGTATTATAGCTCATGATTTTTATACTCTTTCACTAATACATAATAATGAGGATTCCTCATTAAATATAGATATAAATGGTATAAAGATTGAATCTGATAATAATGTATATCTCACAAGTGGTGATAGATTTGTTTATATCACTGGAGAAGCTAGAGTTAATATTCACTCTAATAGCGGTGAATTATATATGTTTGGTGAAGGCGGTGTGTATATTACTGCCAACGAAGAAATAACGCTTTCTACAAATAAAAATTATAATATTAACATAGAAGCTGATTGTGTATATGAGTATACAAATGAATATTATTTAATTTGTCCTAACATATGTTTAACAGCTAAATACAACAATAATATTGTTAGTGAATTAAGTGTAGTAGATGATGGCATAACAGCATATACTAGTGGATATGACATACAGTTATGTACAAATGAAAATTCTGACGGCGATACAGGAGATATTAACATAGATTCTTGTGGTAATATATTTATTACAGCTAATACTGATACAGAGATTGTAGCAAATGATATAACTGAAACTGCTAAAAATGGAAATCTATTTCTTTATGCAGGATATGTTGATAGCGACAATGCTTATGTTAGTGATAATAATATAAAACTTTATGGTGACGGAAATACAGCTTTAGCAATAAACTCTAGTGCTACAAAAGGTATTCGTATGTCTTCTATAGAAGGACCTATAGGTATTTATTCTAATGACGATATTACAATAAATACAGGTGCTTCTGGAGGTGCAATAAAGTTATCAGCTGATAATATAAATTTAGGTAGTAGTGTAGAAGTATCTGATGGAGATAATTATGTTACAATAAAGAGTGGTTATATAAACATAGGTGATACTACAGCTAGATTACATATCGACCAGGACGACTGCGGCACTATTGAAGCTATGTGTGGTTATGATGGCTCTGACGACGCTGCTTACGCAAAATTAGGAACTTGTTCTAGTAATTTTATATCATTTTATAACTATAATGCAACTCTTTATAATACTAAAGGTACTCTAACATTAGGTGAAAAGGCTTCCAATTCTATAGTAGTACCTACTAACTTTATAGTAGATGTTCCTAATGGTACATTAACTCTTTCAGCTGCCAAGAGTATTACAGCTAGTAAAGCTATTACAACTTCTTCAGATATTCGTTATAAGAATATTCTAAATGATATTACATTATCAGTAGAAGATATAGCTAATGCACCATTCTTTGAATTTAGTTATAAAGACAGTGAAGATGTAACATTTGTAGGTACTTCAGCTCAATATTGGCAAGATGTATGTCCTAAAGCTGTAGTTGAAACTGAAGGTAAACTTTCACTTAATTATAGTGGATTGGCATTAGGTGCAGCTACAACTGTTGCTAAAGAAGTAGTTGAATTAAAGAAAGAGAATGAAACTCTTAAAACAGAACTTGAAACTCTTAAAGCTGAGCTTAATGAGCTTAAAAATATTATTAACAATTTAAAGTAATAAGACAATGGAAACAATTATTGAAACTTCTGTTAATGAAGTAAAACTTGCAAGATTTGTTGTAGAAGCAACTGTAAATGATTATGCTATTAAGGCTGAAGTAACTTCTAGAAATGGTAAAACTAGAAGTATTGCTAGTGGTAGTGTAAAGCAGGGTGAGGATGAAGTTGCAACCTTTGAATATAATGATGGTTATACTATCAATTATTCAAATGTTGAAGCTGATAATTCTGCTGTTGGTGTTGCAGTTCAAGATTTTGTTAAGTCTATTAAGAGTGCTGCTTGGTCAGTTTCTGTATTGAAGGCTTAATAAAAGTTAAATATATAGTTAGGTGTTTTGAAATATAAACATCTAACTATATATTTGCTTCGATAACAAAATGTTTAACCTAATAAAAATGTTACAACTATGATTAGTTCTATTAAAGGTCGTAAGAAGCCTCTTACAGGTAAAGCTGGTGCTGTTAATAAACCTAGACCTAAAACAAAATGATAAGACAACGTAAAATAATAATGTACAAACTGCTACTATTATCAGTAAAAGTAATACCGATGATAGTAGCATTCTTCTGTATATTAAATGAAGTATTGACATATTATGAAGTTGAATGTGATATAATTAATTATATATCTGGTACTTCCTTATTGTCTTTACTATTCTTCTATCTAGCATCTTATGCTTTTGAATTTTGTGAATATCATAGAATGTTTTTACATTATATACTTACTTGTAATCTGATTAATATTATTGACTGTTATGTGACTTTTCCTATTAGTAATTATGTATATTTACTAATTCATCTTATAGTTGCTGGTATATTTCTTTATGTTATTCTTTATCTTAGAAACAAATGTAAATATACTACTTATGACAAACAAATTACTTGCAAACTTAATACGTCATATTGCTGATGATATTGAACAAGATAAATGTGGTTTAAGTCCAAAAGAGCTTGAGGATATTGCTAATACTATTACACACGTTGAATATAATATTGAACAAACTTGTACTTATCTTAATATTTCTAGAAGGACACTTGCTAGACTTCAAACTAAATCTACATTTCCTAAATCGCATAAGGATTCCGGCGGTAAATTATATTGGTATCGGGACGAGCTTGACACATATATTAAACGACTAAGAAGGTGATTCTTAGCCGTTTATTTTGTTTCTGACGCACTTTTGAGCAACAGCCTTAACTACTCTACCTTTGTATCACTTTCTAACGTTAGAATCGAATTATTTAAGTCAAAGTTAAACTTTCTGTAATACTAATTATTATGAGTGATACTGAAAAAATTTATTGTTGTGACAATGATAGTGCTGCAACAAATAATCTTCTTGCAGGTATGATGATGGGTAAAAGTCATGATAATACTACTCCTGCTTTACTTGCAAGCATGATGAATGGTGGAATGAACAATCAGTGGAATAATCCATTTATTTACTTAGTATGGATGATGTTTGCTGGACGTTTCTTTGCTAATGGTAATGGTTGGGGTGGCGACGGTAATGGTGGTCAGGCTCAACAGAATATTGAACTTCAGAATCAGCTTGCTGCTATTCGTAGTCAGATGTCTGAAAATCAAAATAGTAATCTTGTTATGGATGCAATTAAAGGTAATGATGCTGCTATTAATCAGCTTGCACAGAATCTTAATTGTGACTTTAATGCAATTCAAGGTGCTATTTGTGATGTTAGAAGTGGTATTGACAAACTTGCTGGTCAAGTTGGTTTTAGTGCTGAAAAAGTTGTTAATGCTGTTACACTTGGTAATGCTAATCTTACTCAAGCACTTCAGAATTGCTGCTGTCAGACACAGAAATCAATACTTGAAATGGGTTATCAGAATCAGCTTGCAAATTGTCAGCAGACTAATACTTTGCAGCAGGCTATTAATGCTTCAAATGTTATTGCTCAGCAAAATGCTACTGCGCTTGCTAATCAGATGCAGCAAGGTTTCTGTCAGGTTGGTTATAATACACAGTCACAGACTTGTGATATTATTAATGCTGGTAATGCTAATACACAGAAGATTATTGATACACTTAATTCACATTGGTCGCTTGAAACTTCACAGAAGTTGCAGGATGCTAAGTTTGAGATTAGTCAGCTGAAACAGAATCAGTATCTTGCTAATCTTATAAATGGTGGTTGTGGTTGTACATCTAATCAGTAATTAAGTTATGACTGAAATACTTCCTGTAGGTTTAGCATCTGCTAGTGTTGCAAACCAACTTAGTATATTAGCTTCATACAAGGAAAAGTTATGTAGACCATATTGTGTTATATCTAGTATTCAGCCACAAGTTAATATAACATATTCTGTTGGTACTATGAGATTACAAGGTACAACAGTATTTGTTCCTATTACAGCTGTAATAGATATTATTACTGAAACTTGTCCATGTAATGCTAAAGCTCATTTATATACTGAGAATTTTTATGTAGCATTTCAAGGTAGAACTACACTTCCTGCTTCTGTTAATGTTACTTCTGTTGGTAGAGTTGGCGTTCCTACTTGCATTAAATGTGGTAAAGCACATAGTTATACTTTGAATGATTCATTAGTTATTTCTATTGCTGGAACTTCTAGTGCAACTTCTACTTCAACTGACGATAATGAAACTTCTAATTAACTTAGTTTGGATGGCTAACAACCATCCAAACTTTAAATGATTACAATTATGCAATTCAAAGAGCTTAAACAAGGTTACCAAATATATGTTTTTGACAGAACTAAAATTGAAGTTTCTGAACCTAAAGTTGTTAATGTTAGTCAACCTCATGTTGATTCAAGAATAGGAAGTCCTACAGATATAGTTGTTGATATAACTATTGAAAGTGATACTTCTCCTAAAACTTATGTTTTAAAAGAATCTTCTGATGTAGGATATAATGGAAATCTTGTAATTTCTACAACTAGAGATACAATACTTCGTGAAGTTGAAGCTATTAAATCTCAATCTGAACAAATACTTTCACAAGTTGATGATCATAAAGTTAAAGTTGAGAAATGTAAAACAATACTTTCAGAATTTAATCCTATTTATAAAGAACGTAAAGAAACAGAAGAACGTTTTAATAAACTTGAATCATCTATTGATGATATTAAGAAATTATTGTCTAACATGGTTATTACTACTAAAAAAGATGATTAAGTATATAATTAAACATAAACATGAACTACCTACTAGTTTTCATTTTACAGATGCAGAAGCTGAAAAAGCTATTGCTGCTATGCAGAATAATAAAGGTAGTAAAAATCATAAATGGTCTGTAAATGAAGTTAGACAACATTATATAAATAAAGGTTATACTAAACCTGAAAAAGTTACTTGGGCTGATATTGGTTATTTAGCTAATATGGCTTATGCAGATTATTTTGGTTCGAGTATAGATACTGAAGATAAATGTATTACATTTGCTAATGATGTTGTTAATGACCCAGATGGTAATGTAGATTTGATAAATATTAAATGGTATATTAGTAAGATGTTAAGTGAATAAGATTTGGTAGTTCCTTCTAAGGGGGAAGCCTTTAACGTAGTGATAATCTTGGTGATTGTTGCTACGTTAAGTTTTACAACAGTAGTTTATATAGTCTGCGTTATGAAAGTTTAATAGAAGAAAAACATAGCAAGGTATTGACAATATAAAAATCGAACTGTATTTTTACAAAGTAAAAAGATAAATAATAAAGATAAATATAAACTTAATAATATTAATAATAATTATAATTATAATATTAATTATAGTTATATTTATACTACTACAAATAGTGATGTGATATGTGTTCTTTTTGGTGATATTATTAGTTTACATCTAACACTTTGGGATACTATTTATTATTCTACAACTACTAATGTTGCAAGAACACTTAATATTGTTTTACTTTTAAATATTAAGCCTATGGAATTTATTAATCAAATGGTTGAAACTACTCTTAATAGTTTTGATTTTAGTTTTTGTATTACAACTAATGTACTAACTTATTTAGTTATTAGATTGATTGATGATTTGAATGGTGACAAAGTTGTTACCACTTGGCAAAAACGGCTAGTTCTCATAACTGTAGTATTTATACTTGCAGGTATTTATGTTTATATTGGTGAAGATACTAAGAGGATTCTTAATAGTGCTATACTTGCTCCGGTTTATTGGAGTTGGATAGGTAAGCCAATAGTTAAACTTTTGAAGGTTGATTATAAAAAGAAAATTGATAAATCAAATAGTAATGAATAAGCTCGTGTAAAACGACTCTGGCTGTTTTTTTTTGGACAAAACGTCTTTTTGTTTTTCCTTGAAGTGCTTAGTATTAGTGATAATGCTAAGCATTTTTTATATACAGCAGTCTTATAATAGTACATTTTGAGTACAGAAGTATTAAATATGTAAAAATATTTGGAAGTTTAACTCTTTATATTATATATTTGTTTCATCATAGTAGTAATGCTGCAAGGCTTGCTACTATTTAATATACTTCCCCCGTAGAAGGATATAAGGAATATAATCATTATTATTTATAAATCATTTTTGAAGTTATTGTTTATATGTTGTGTGTTTCAATGGTTGCGTTTTTAATTAAGTCGGTATTAATATTAATAATGATTTATCTGGTGTTCCTTCTACGGGTTATTAAAATTATTAAACTATGGCGTCCATAAATCAATTGGTTAGTGAATTTGCACATAGTCTTTCACAACCTAATAATCAAGCTCTAAGAGAAAATCTTCGTTCTCTTATAGTTCATACTAGAAATGAGATTATAAGACGTAGTTATGAAAATCATAATTACCTTGATGCTCATTTACAATATAGATATAAAGTTAGTCTTACAGATGTATTTGATGGTGACCAAGAACTTCCTGATAGTTTAATTGGTATTGTTCCAATTATTAAAAGAAGTTTACAAAAAGTTCCTCGTCCTGTTAGACTAATAAATAATCTACCATTTCATAGAGTAAGCACTGTTGGATATAAAAATAATATTGTTATTCCTTATGTTAAAGAAACTTGTTTCCAATATACTAGTAGTATTCCTGGTATGTGTGGAATTGCTGGATATGATTATATCAATGATTATTTATATATCTTTAGTAATAATCAGTTTATCAGTGGACTTAATAGTATCATTATTCAAGCGGCTTTTGAACATCCTACAGAAGTTGCCATTGAAAGTGGTGAAGGTGCTGAATATAACTATATGAATGATGACGATGAATGGTTTCTTCCTGAAGATATGATTGGTCAAATGAAAGAAATTATTTATAAGCGTGATATGCTTAATAATCGTCGTGAAACAAACGAAGTTCCAAATACTGTATTAGTTCAATAATATACTACTATGAAAGAAGCTGTAAAAGAAACACCTGTGAAAGTGTTTACATATTATAAAATTCTACATGAACTTTATAGTAATAAATATGAAACTTTAAAGAATAAAATTGATATTCTTACTAATTCTATTATTGTTAATAAAAGAGTTGTTAATAGTAATTATATTAAAGCTAATAAAAAGTTTCATGTTAAACTTGAAAATTACAAGGAGTTTGTTAATAATGAATATTATAACGGTGAACTTGAAGATGTTGCAAAAGTATTATTTGATAAATCTGATGAAGATACAAAAGTCTTTTGTATTGCATTAGTTAAGTTTGCTACTAATATAAAACTTGTTGCAGAACTTAATGCTAGATGTAAACTTTACAAACAAATTGCTTCATTAACTAGAAATGACTTTACTACATTACTTAAAAAGTATTATAATGAAGTTCAAAGATATATTCTACTTGAAGGTTATGCTTATAAACTAAATGAAACTGCTGGTTATTTATTTGTAAATAAAATCAGAAATTCTAAGAAAAGTCGTAAAGTTGATTTTAATAAAACAAATAAACGTAAAGCTGAAGTTTTAGCTGCTGGTGGAGAGATTTATGATAAGAAAAAAGCAGAGTATTTTGCTAATCATGGTCTAGAATATAATGGAATTGATTGTAGAGTTTATAGAGATGATCCAGATTTTATTTATGAATTTTGTAATACTTACGGTAAAATTCATGATGTAAGATTTGAATCTTCTGATAGTAGAAATGGTGAACTAAGAAATAAGTCTAATGAAGATTTAATTAAAGAAGCTAATGGAGATGTTAATTACATATTAAACTTAGACTTAGACATAAGACAAAAGATGATTATCTTAGTTCAAATGGATAAGACATTAGATATTAAATATAAACGTAACGATAATTATGAAACAATCAAGTGTAGCTCGCCTAATAGGTAAGATAGATAATGATTTTAACATTGATAACAGTGATTGGATTCCTAGAATTGCCGCATGGTGTATTGATGCTTTAAGTCAAATGAGATGTTTACCTAAAGAAAAGAAAAGAAGAACATTAGAAGTGCATAATAGAATAGCTGTTTATCCTTGTGACTTAGATGAAAATGATATGAAAGTATATACAACTAATGGATGTGAAGTTGAAAAACTTACGTCTGTTAGTTGTAATTGTTCTAAAGGTATTAAAGATTTTCACAATGATAAACATCATGATTTTCATCATGAATCTCACGATGGAATTTTTCATGATTCTCATGAGCATTTTTATGGTGAAAGACAAATAGGTATTTTTAATAATACTGATAGACCTAGACATGAAGTTAGAGTAGGAACAATTATAGGTGACGGTTCAGCTTGTAATAGAAATTATATTGTTAGTGGATGTAACAAGATTGAACTTAACTTTGATGCTGATGAAATAATAGTTGAAACTAATGAAACTGCAACTTATTATGATGAAAGTTATAATTGTGAACTTCCTTACATTTATGAAAATGGTTTATTACTTGAAGCTCTAGAATTGTATTGTATTTACAAAATGCTTTGTAGAGGTTATAAACATCAAGTATTTACTCTTACAGGTCCTGAACCTGTTAATCCTTATATTCAATGGACTAAACTTAAAGAAAGTGCTGCTGCTAGTGTTAAAGCTGACATGAGAAATGGAAAGTATGAAGGTTGGAATAACTTCTTCTACAACAGTACATTCTTACCTAGAAGATAATAATTATGGATATAGTTAAGAAATTGGATTTAAATAAAAATCCTAGACTAGTAGATAATAATAGTTTAATATTTGCTAAGAATATTAAACTTGACCATTCGTCTTCTTATTTTACTAATGATGATGGATTTGAAGAAATTCCTATGCCTGATATACTTAGTTATACAGAAGAACAAATAAAGGATTATTATAGTAAGTATTCTGATTATAATAGTCTTGAAGAAATTAATAAGTTAGAAGATTATAATAAAAAATTAAAACAAACTGAAGATGATTATAATAAAGCTAAAGAAAATATAGAAAGTATTGAAAACGATTTTGATGAAAATTATAAAAGTCAAATAACTGCTCTTAATAAAGAACTTCAAGAAATAAGTACTGATTTACGTACTATTAATAATCAAATAGATAATTATGATTTTATAGTTAGTAATACTACTGGTCCTGTTCCTTCATTAGAAACATTACAACGTATTAGAACTGATTTAATTACTCGTCAAAATAATATTTTTGCTGAAACTAAAGAACTTAGAGAAAATTATCAATCTACATTAGAAAATAGCGATGAATATAAAAATGCTTTAAACGAATATAATAAAGCAGAAGAAACATATACATTAGCTCAAGAAGAATATAATAACGCACTTGACAAATATAGTACAAATAAAGAAACATATGAAAATTATCTTAATGATAGATATAGTTTAATTGCTTCTTATCAAGGAAGTTCTTATTCAATTATAAATGCTTGTCCTACTAATAAAGACCTTATTCTTTTTGTTAAAAATGAAAAGAATATAGGTTTTATTTGTGTATTTAATGATGACGCAAAAGAAACAAGACTTGTTGCTTCTAATTGGAAATATAATGGTGGTAATATAGAATCAAGTGCAGTTTATAATGCTAAAAATGAACTTATTGTTACTTTTTCAGAATATGGATTTGATGATGATACATTAGTTCCAATTAAAAGTATTAATCTTGATGATGAAGATATTCTTAATTATGATGATAATGATTTTTCTATTTCTCCTGTAATTCCTACTGCTAACATGAAGTTGTTAGCTAAGAATGAACTTGCTACAATACCTAATGGTGTATATCAATTCTTTATTAGATATGAAGTAGTTAAAGATAATTATACTGCTTGGATGCCTATAGGCGGTAGATATTATGCTATTAGTGAAGAATTTAAGAATATTATAAATTATAAAAGTAATACAAATGTTAGTACAGGAAAAACAGATTTAAATTATAATTTAAATAATGCTAGTAAAGATGCATTTTATGGTTTTATATTTAATATAACAATAGAAGAATGTAATTATAAATATTTTCAACTAGGTTATATTTATTATGGTAGTTCATCTGATACAATTGCTAGAATATTTAATAAATATGAAGTTAAATCTAATATAGTTATAAGTTTTGATGCTAATTACATTGAAGAAACAACTATAGATTATTTATGCAAAAGTGTTCTTAGTTTATTTAATGTAAACAATATAGAACTTTTTGATAATAGACTTTATATTTCAAATTATCATGAAGTAAATAATAATATTGATATAACTGAAGCTAAAAATATTAAAGTTAGATACATTACTGAAACAATTGAAAATGAAGAAACATATAGTAATTTTAAAAGAATATATACAGTTTATATAAAAAGAACTACAGGAAATGCTATTCCTGCTGGAGATAATTTTACTGCAACTGCTAAACTAGAATTTTCTTTAGATAAAACTGACGGTTATTACAAACTTAAATATACTCAAACATTATGTAACTTGCTAGGAATAGATTATCATGATCCTAATAAAGCTTATTGTTATTATGGTCATTATTCTATTGAAAATGATGAACCTATTCCTTTAAATACTCTTTATTTTATTGTAGAAAATAATAGAATATACGCAAAATTTACTGATAGAGATATAGTTGTAGATTGTTCTAATTTTGTAACATATCCTTTAAATAACGTTGGTAGTACAGTTCTTCCTACATCTTTAATATTTAGCACTATTAAATATTCAAAAGGAACTTCATTATATGATGTTTCGGACAGTAAAATTGCATTACTTAATCCTAAATATCTAACAAGTGTATTTGATTATAAATATTCTAATGAACTTGAATATGAAGGCACATTTATGCCTAATGAAATATATAATTTTTATGTTCATTATGTAGATAAATTAGGAAATATTACTAATGGTATTAAATTAATTAATGACGCTTCTTCTATTATTGAAGGAAATAATGCTACTGATTTAATTGAAAATAATATAGAAGATTATTATGAATTTAATAATAGATTAAGATATTGTGATGTTATAAATAATGCTTCTGATGGAGTTTTAGGCTATTACGAAAATTCTTACGGTGATGTACTATTTAAAACTCCTAATGCTAACGGAGAAAAGATACATATTTATTTTGAAAATATAACTATTCCTGAAGGATATGTTTCTTGTTTCTTTAGTTATGAAAAAATTGAACCTACTGTATATGAAGGTTATTGCTATAAACGTGACGGAAGAGATTTTTACATTAAAGCTACTGATATTGAATTAGCATTACAAAATTATAAAGGAAAATATATTCACGTAAATGCTATAACTGATGATGGAACAGTAAAATATGTAAATTATTTAATCAGTAATATAGAAATATATAAAAGTAATACAATAGGTTATTCAACAGGTAAACATGGATTTATAAAAATAACTATAGATGATATATATAATTTAGATTATGTTGATAATCTTTTAAAAGCAGAAACGTTTAGTCTATTTATATGTAATGTAGGAACTTCTATATATCACAAAACTACTAAAACATTAATTAGATATACTGGATATTATTCATCAGATGAAGAAATTTTTTCTACTTATTTAAATAATGATAGTGATTATAATTATCCTTCATTTTATTGTCCAGATCCTGTAATAGTTTATACTAAAGCTGTAACAGTTAGTGATACAGGTGTTTATGAAATAAGTGAAACTGACCTTTCATATCAAAATGTTATAACATCTTCTTTCAGTGTCAAGATTGATTTTAATAAGTATTCTAATTTTAATCTTGCTGCGTTAAATGTTAAAACTGAACCACAAATTTTAGTTGTGCCTAATAATGGTAATAAAGATAATACAACTAAAATAATTACTAAAGTTGTAGACCCAAGTTATCTAACAGATTTATTTGAACTTAAATCATGTTTTATAAGTCATGAACTTAAAACTTATGCTAATTATGATTCAGATATAGAATATCTTGAAGAGTTTAATAACACTATTAGAAGAAGTTATACATTTCAAGATGAATCTATAAATAATGCTTTTAGAGAATTTGATTCAGATGATTATCTTATGATTCCTAATAATAAAGGTAACATTGTTTCTCTTAAAGCATCTGGAACTAGATTTATGATTCATACTGAACATAGTTTATTTATGTTTGATAGTTCTCCTAAACTTAAAAACACAACTAATCAAGATGTTCAATTAGGTAAAACTGATATATTTACTATGTCGCCTAGTGAAGTTTTTGCATCTGAAAATGGTTATGGTGGACTTCAGGATAAAGAAGCTTCATGTATTGGTCTTTTTGGTTATGTTTGGTATGATAATGATAGTAATCAAATTTATTGTCTTGATGGTGAAAAATCATTTAATATATTATCTCTTCCAATAAATAAAATTCTATTTAAACATAAAGTTGTTAAAACTAGAATTGCTAATGAATTTTTTAGTAATAGACTTATAATTTGTTTTGAATTTGATACTCATGATACAGATACTAAGTCTATGACTATTAGTTATAATTATGCTGTAAAACAATTTATTAGTTTACATGATTTTAGTTTTAATAATAGTTGGTCTACTAAGAATTTCTGTTTTGTTACTAATGGTAATAAATTATATAGACTTTCTAATAGAGTTGTTGGTTATGGAGATTTAGCTACAGATAGTGATAAGATATTTTATTTTAATAAAGATAAATGTATTATTGATATTATTTGCAATGAAAGTTATGAAGTAGCTAAATCATTAGAGTCTATTAGTTATATACTTAGTAAATATAATGAAGAAGAAATCACATTAGATAAAAATCAACAAGATACTTCTGAACTTATGGCAGAAGATGATTTGGATAGAACTTATAGTGGTGAAACACTTAGAATATATTCAGATTCTGCTGATACAGGTAATATTGATATTAGTCAAAATATATCTAATAATAAAAAACTTTCAAAGCTTGAATTTAGTAAATATCCTTGGTATGAAAAAGGTAGATGGAATTTTAATTATTTTAGAAATAAAATAAATAGAACTGATTTATCTTATGATGATATGAGTTTAGTATATGGTAAATATATTGTTGTTAGATTTATATTTAGCAATACTACTAAATTCAAACTTGAAACACTTACGTTTAATATAAAAGGTTATTAAATTATGGGTAAAAGAAAATCTATTAAATCTATTAATGACACAAGATTTAATAATTGGTATAATGAATTAGCTAACAGAAGAGGTTGGACTAGTAAATGGAATGATAAAGAACAAGCTTATGACTATAAGACTTTCTTTAATGATAATCCTATTCAAGCTGCTATAATGCTGTATGATAGTCCTACTGCTCATTTTCCTGATACTTATAAACTTCCTAATCATCCTACATTTAGTAAATATAGTATGTATTCTAATGATGAAACTCCTGGAGGTGATTGGGTAACTAGATTAGGAATTAATTATTATATTCCTAGTGAATATACAAAACAAAATATTAATGCTACAAGAGATTATCTACGAAATACAGGTGAAGGATATGTAGATGAAAATGGTTATAATTTAGATATGAACGAAAATAGCTATAAATATGGTGGTCGTAGATCACTTAAATGTGGTGGTAATGAAAGACCTAAAGCATTTTGGGGTGCAGTAATTGGTGCTGTAGCTTCATTAGCTAGTAGCTTAATTGGAGCTTCATCATCTTCTAGTGCTGCTAAAAAACAATATGCTTTAAATCAAAAACAAGTTAATGCTCAAGAAGCTGCTAGTGCAACTCAAGCATATCAAGGAAATTATGATTTACAAAATGAATATGAAAATCAATTTAATAAAGTTGCTAGATATGGAACTATGAAAAAGATTGATGGAAATAGTAAATCAGATGGTAAAGCTACTATTACAGATGGTGGTAAGGCTATAAGAGTTGGTAGAGGATTATCTCTTCTACGGGGGAGGACTCATGAACAACTTGGAAGTGATGGCAAAACTGGTATTGGTATAAAGGTTGGAAATAATGAAATTGAAGCTGAAAATAATGAAGCTGCATTTACTAAAAATGGTAATCTTTATATACTTAGTGCTCAACCTATGATTAATGGTTATAGTCCTTCAGAACTCGCTGTTAATGGAATAGTTGATAAAAACACTGCTTATAATCTTCAAGAACAAGCTAAGAATGGAGCTAAAGTTACAAGAAGTTTGAGATGTGGTGGCAAGATTAGAAGAAAAGCTGAAGAAGGAGATGAAGTTTTAGGTACTAAATTTAATCCTACTGCTAGAATAGATTTTACTGAAGCTGTACCTGGTTTAGCAGAATATAAAAAATATATAGAAGACAGTAATAAAGTAAATCCTATAACTACATATGGTATTTCTAGTGTTTTAAATGAAGATGCTTTGAATAATGAAAAAAATTATAGAAATACTTTATATAATATTGTAAAAGAAGAGGAAGATTTAAGACAAAAGCATGAAGATGAAGCGCGTGCAAGTTATGGTGATGAAACAGTTACTATGATGATTAACGGAACGCCTACTACTATGTCAAAAGATTTTATTGATAAAACTATATATAATGCTGGCAAATATGGATATGATCCATATTGGGCTATGGCTATTCCTGGTCAAGAAAGTTCGTATGGAACAGCAGTTTCAGAGGCTAATCCTGCTGCATTTTTTAACGCTCATGATTATTGGCAAAATTCTCCTGTTTTTGGAAATTATAAAGTAAATGAACCTTATGCTGACTTAATGTGGCACGCAGCTCTATTAGTTAAACATCCAAAATATTATTCAAGATTAAAAGATAATGAATTAAATAGTGAATATAAAGATGTGTTTAATAACAAATATGTAGGACAATATTATGGAAATGAAGGTAATAGAGATATAAAAGCATTAAATAGAGATGTAAAGTATTTTAGAGAAGTTTCTGATAAAGATTATTATAAAGCAAAAGATATATATGATTGGATATTTAGAAGAGAAGCTTCCGGAAAATATAATCCTCTTGAACCTAATAATAGTATAGGTGATAGAAAAGCTAAAATACAAAATAGAATTAAAGAATTAAAGAATAGTAAAGATTTTATTAATTTTATGAATAATGAAGGTAATGAAATTTATCAAAGAGGTGTTGAAGAATATAATCGTAGACAAGCTGAAAAGCGTAATACTAAAGCATTTGGTGGTATGACTAATCGTAGGACTTTAAAAAATGGTGGGTCGCTATATGCCTCCCCCGTAGAAGACTCTGCTAACAAAATCGAAAATTTGCCCATTTATTTGCGCCGTGTTGCAAGATTAGGTGGCAGCTTTACAACTAATCAGCAAAACAATTCAATGCGTCAGAACGCAAATAAACGAGCAAAATTTTGGGATGGTGGTGACACGTCAAACTTAATTGCTGGACTTAGTAGTCTTGCAGGTAGTGCTATACAAGGTATTACATATAGTAAAATGAAATCTCCTACAATGCCTCGTCTATATAGACCTCAAAGTTTTAAACTTAATTATAATGTAGCTCCTCAACTTGCTGAAGTAGAACGTGCTAGACAATTAAGTACTGATTATACTAGAAGAAATACTGTTAGCTCTGCTACAGCAACTGATAGAGTTAATACTATAAATATGAATGCTGCTACTGAAGCTAATAAACTTTGGCAAACTAAAGAAAATCAGGAAACTGAAATGTTTAATAAGAATGCTGAGCAGATGAATATATATGGTGCTAAGAATGTTGAAGCAATGAATAATTATTATAATGCTCTTACAGAGTTTAATAATAATAAGATTGCTGGTATTGCTAGTTCTATAAATGGTGGTCTTTCTGCTATTGGCAATTTTGCTACTAAATATGCTGAAAATCAAGAAACTCAAAATAGTAATACTATTAATCTTATGAGTAGTTTGATGGCTGCTAATCCAGAAACTGTTAGCTATGCTTTAGGTAATGATGAATTTAGAAAAGCACTTGCCAAATCTGCAAATATAAATGTAAATGCATTAACTCAATTATTAGTTGATATTAATAGAAAGAAAGGTAATAATCCAACTATTGATACTACAACTATAACTAGTCCTAGTGAAAGTCAAGAAACTCCTACAAGTATTACAGGAACATCTACAAATATTACAGGAACACCTATGACTACACGTTGGCTAAATTATAAAAGTAGAATACTTAGAAAACCTAATACGTCTATTAATACAACATCTAATGATAGTGCTTTAAATTCACTTTTATATCCTAGAAAATATTCACTATTATATACTCCTTATTCAATAGGATAAATTATATTTGTAGCAAAACTTTTAAATATATAACATTATGGCACTTCCTGTAATTGAAAATGTAAATGTTACTCCATATACTATGAAGGATAGAGATTATTCTGTCCTTCGTAGTAATTTAAATACTATGGACCAAAAGCATCTTCAGGCTATTTCTAATCGTGCTGAAATGCAAAAAACATTAAGTGATATTGAATTAGATCCTAGTGAAGATGAGTGGAAAGCTAATTATATTAATGAACTATTAGACAAAATAGATGCTAATGTTGAACAAGATAGCGGTTACTATGGAAATGCTCTTGCAGCGTCTATTGCTGTTGGACGTGAATATGCTTCTGATCCTAAATTAAAAACTAGAATTAGAGATAACGCTGACCATAAAGCTTTTGTTGCTCAAATAAATGCTAGACAAGATTTACCTCAAGATTATAAAGATTGGGCTATTGAAAATAATCCTTATTATCATATTGATAAGCGAGAAGGCGAAACTGATGATAGCGCAAAACAACATAGAATTTGGGATGCACAACGTGAAGTAAATCCTGAAATGGCTACTTCTTATCCTGAAATGGATAATCCTATAACAGGAGCTGTTCAATGGAAACCTAATAAAACTCCTGCTACTCATCTTGATCATTTTAGTTTATTTGTAAAAGCAGCTACTACTGTTGCTGTTAATAAAGGTGATGACTCAAAGCTTTATTATAAAAGAGCTGATGGCAACGGTTATACAACTGATATTAATGAAGCTGGAGATAATCCTTTACCTTATTATAGACAAGGTGAGCAATTTGAATCACTTGATGAAGATGAACTTCGCCAAGCAATGAAAGATTATGCTGATTCACATCCTGAAGTTAAATCTAGTCTTCAAGATGATATGTCAGTTGGTTTTTGGAAGATGCAAAAAGAAGGTGCTACATATCAAGATGGCACATGGAGAGATGCTAATGGAAATACTATTGCAAATGAATTTACAGATACAACTGGTGCTCCATTATCTTTAAATAGATATATTGATAGTATTATAAATCCTATGGCTAGTAGAATGTCATATTATAATACTACAAATAAAATATATGCTGAATATAGTTCTTTAACTTCTTCAAATAAAGGAAGTTCAAAAGGATTGTTTGGAGATGCTACTACTAATTTAATGCGCAATACTCCTAGTGTTTCAACAGGAACAATGGAAAGAGGTATTGATGGAATTGAATCATTACTTGGAGGTAAAGCAGTTTGTGAAAATGATATTAAATCATTAGCTACTAATTTAGGAATAAATGTTGATAAATACGGTACTTATTATGATGACCTTTGTAATGAAGTAATTGATAGATTAAGTAGAATAGAAAATCCTACTGATACACATTTAAATATGCTTAGACAAGCAATTGCTTTAAGGTCAAAATATTCTGATATTAATTTTAATATTGATGCTAATGTAGATCAAAAAGGTGAATTAGCTAGAGCTATTGATTTTACTTCTAAAGTTGAAAATGGTTTAACAATAGAATATCCTGATGCAAAACGTGCTGGTGGGCAAACTAGTGAAGAAGATCGTCCTATAGTTGATATGTATAATATGATTAATACTGTTTATGGCTATACTGGTCATCCTGATTATAAATGGTATAATCATTTATATCCTTCAACTGAATATTCTGCGTTTACTAAATATACAACATCACCTTTTACTCTTAGACATTCAAATAACAAAGCTCTTGAAAAAGTAGGAGGCAGAGATATTGGTAATAGCGTTGATTTTAGAAATGATGTTATTTATGTAGGATACGAAACAGGACTATCTATCAAAGATTTATCCGAGATTGGTATAAAAGATAATATACCTGGTATAAGTCTTGTAGAAGGTAAAATTGCTGTTTCAGAAACTGCCAAACAATATTTACCTTATATACTTAATCAAATTAAAAACAATTCTACTTTTGGTTATCAGTTATTTAAAGAAACTATAGAACCTGATAGTAACAAACCTAAAAATGTTTATATATATAGAAGAGGTAATGAAGAAATACGACGTGACGCATTAAGTCCTTCTATTGAAGCTAATGGATGGATATATGATAGAACAGAAACTGTATATGATGGTGGTATTCCAACTGAAACTAGTTTTTGGTCTAAAGCAGGTTCACTTTTGACTAATTCTTTTTCTTCAATGGTAAGTAATTGGGATAATAGAGTATTAGATGATGATACTTCATTTAAAGGAATAGTTAAAGATATATTTACTCCTGGTCCTATATATCGTAAATTTACTAAGCCTGCAAAACGTAATTATATTAGAGTTCTTGATCCTGGTATTCTTGATTATTATAATGCTAGCAAAAAAGTAATTCAAAATGCTAAAGAAGGTAAAGATTCTAAAGGCGAACCTTTAACTGATGTTTCTTATATTGAAGGCGATAATAATACTTTACAAAGAGTTGTTCAAGAAACTGTAAACTTTACAGGTTTTGATGATTTATATCAGCAATTATATGATTATGCAGGTGTAGATGCAACTGAATATGAAAGATATAATAAACTTGTTAGAGAAACATTTAATGCTTATAGACCAGATGATGGACATAAAATGTATGTTACTTCAAAAGATGGTATAATTAGAGAAGTTAAATCGACTACTCTTAAACAAGCTATTTTACGTGCGGTTACAGCTTATGATGATAATCGTGTTCATTATGGACTTGATGGAAACAAACGCAACTCTGTAATTAAAATTGATGCTAATATAGGAAGTAGTAATAAAACAGATGAACATCAAGGTAGTAGTTTTTATTATTTAATTGCAAATGAGTTAGGTCTTAAAGGTAATTCTACTGAAATGAATAAGTTTGGAATTGATTTTAATAGAGAACTTACAATAGTTTTACCTGATATGGATAACAGTCCTCTTATGCAAGAGTTTAAAAATAATCCTGGTTTTGTTGGTAAAAATGTTATTGATGACCATAGATTAGCTGGTAGAAAATATTTTAAACAAGGTAGTTTTAGTTTTGCTATAGACTTTGAAGGAGCAGGTTCTGTTTATGGTTTGCTAGGAGAGGATAATGATGGAAACGAAATTCCTATTAAATTTGGTGATAAAAATCAATTTGAAACTTTTGTAGGCTATACAAATAATATGTCTAGTTTTAATAGTGATTTAAAGTTTGCTTGTTTTAGGAAAAATAGTATGTATGAATGGAAAAGAGCTTTTGCAAGTCATGATAATACTTGGTTAAATCAAAATCTACATGACCCTAGTATTACTCCATATACTAATGAATTAGTAAAATTATTTGCTAATACATTTCCTAAATCATCTAATCAATCTAATGAAGATTATGCAAATATGCTAAATTCTTATGTATATACTATTATTGAAAATCTTATAAATCATTAAATTATGGAATTTGATTTTGTTAAACAATATGAAGATAGTAAAAACAAAGCATCTGAACAAAATAATGTTAGTATAACACCTAACAATACTAGTTCAGATGCTAGTGTTGATTTTATATCTAACTATACTTCTCAAAGCACAAAAACTAACGAAGATAACATTTCAAAAGCTGCTAATTTTCTTGAAAATGTATATAATAATATAGATTTTTCTACAAGAACATATGCAGGAAATGTTGAGAAGTTTAAAAATTCAGGTATGTTACCCTCTTATAGTGTTAGTGATAAAACACTTCAAGAAATAAGAGCTAATAATCAATCTTGGCAAGAGCAATTTGGCAATTCTTTAGTACAAGCTTTTTATAGTGAAGGTGTAATTGGAACTATAAAAGGTTTTGCTGATATGTATGACCTTGTTACTGGCGCTGCTTTTACTAATGATAGATATGGATTTTCAAATCCTGTTAGTCAAGCACTTGAAGAATATCAAAATTATTTAAGAGAAGAAGCATTTCCTATATATCAAGCTGATGATTATACGTTAGCTAATGGTGGTGCTAGACACTTTAGTTGGTATGCTAGTAATTTTCCTAGTGTAATGTCTTCTCTCGCTTTATTAGTTCCAGCTGAAGTTGGTACTAAAGCATTAAGCACTGTAGGAAAAGCAGGTTTAAATTTAGTTAAAGAAACTAAAGCTGGCAAAACTGCTGCCAAATTAGCTAATAAACTTTCTAGAGGAACTAAAGCTGGACAATCTGTTGAACGAGTTACAACTGAAGCTGCAACTGCTGCTAAAATAGCACAAGACACTGAAGCAGGACGTTTATTAGGTACTGCTTTAAAAGGTACTACTAAAGCTAAAATGGTAGAATATGCAAAAGTTGGTACAACAGCTGCTTTTAGTAGACTTCTTGAAAATATGACAGAAGCTAGACAAAGTTATAATGATATAAAGGAAAGCACATTAGACACATTTGCTGAATGGGATAAAAGTTTTCCTGAAAATTGGGATGAGTTTTATAAAAATAATCCTCAATATAAAGATAAAGATAGAGAATTTGTTGCTCATGATATTGCATATAGAGGTGCTTTAAAAGATTTTAAAATAAACTTTATAAACTTTACTAGTGACTTTATTCAAATGTTGGCTCTTAAAAACATTTGGAAAACCATTTTAAATAAGCCTGCTACTTATTCAACAAAAAGAGCTAATATGTTAGCTGCTAAAACACTTGGAAAAACTGATCAAGAAGCTGCTAAAATTATTGCTGAAAATACTAACAAAGCTGCGAATGTATTTTATACTGTAACAGGCTTTGGTAAGAAGTCTGCTTTAACAGTTGCAGCTGAACTTTCTGAAGGTGTTGAAGAAGGTATAAATTATATTGCAACAGAAGAAGGTAAAGTAAAAGCTAATAAAATACTTAACAATAATGTTAAACAAAGTTGGGATACTCGTCTTGGTTCATATTTAAATGATTCTCATATGTGGGATGCTGCTGTATGGGGTGTATTAGGTGGCGTTATATTCCAAAGTATGGGTTCTGGAACTAATTATCTTGCTAATAAGATAATGAATAAACATTATCTTAGTGAAGAAGAAACTATGCAAACTGAAATTGCTGCACGTAATTTTATGTTTAATGCTTTCAAAGAAAAGATGGGTCTTATAAATGAAGGTAAAGATGTATTTAATAAATTAAATGACAATCAATATGGCACTCTTGAAACTGAAGGTGAAAAAGAAATGGCAAGAGCTAGACTTAGTAGAGAATATCTTGATGAACTTATTATAAATTCAGCTAATAATGGAACTATTAATCTTCTTAAAGATTATCTTGCAGAAGATAATGTTAGAAAACAATTAGTTGATAATGGATTTATTTCAGATGAAGATTCACAGAAAATAGTTCAACTTGCTACTGATAGATTATCACTTATACAAAAATATTATGAAGATGCTATTAAATATAATGATGAACTAGGTATTGATCCTAGTGTCAATCAAATACTCGCTAATGAAGAAACAAGGCTTAGATTAAAGTGTGATGAACTTGATAATAAACTTCATGCTATTTCAGATGAATTAGATAATGATAAAAATTATTCTGTTAAAGGAAATTTATCTACTATTTTTTCATCTTATATTCTTAGACTTCGTATATTAAGGTCATATAAAAAATATCTTACTAAAAATGGTTCTCTTGAATCAAGACTTCAATTAGAAAGTGTAAATAAACAAATTTCTGTAATAGAAAGTGAACTTAATAATATACATAATTTTGACGCGTTTTCTAATACAAATAAAGCTGAAGTTAGAGCGCAAGCTGCTTTTGCTATAGCTCAAAGTAAGATGACTTATAAAACTGATGATCAAGGAAATGCTGTTATAGATTCTAATGGAAATTATGTTGTAGATGATAGTGTAAATGATTTTATTGATGATATGGCTAATCAACTTCAAATCAATGAAGATGAAATAAGACAAAAAATTGATAAAGCTATTAAAGAAAGAGATGATCATATTGCTAATGGTAATACAGAAGCCGCTGATAATACTAGCAAATATATTATAGAACTTGAAAAACAACTTCAAAATAGTAATGAAGTTTATAGTGAATATATGAAAATTAAAAATCAAGTATTTAATAATGACCATACTGGAGTATTTAATTATAAAAATTTTGTAGATGAAACAGTTAAATTATTTACAGACCCAAATACAGGTGAGTATAATGCTGAAGCACACGAAAAGTATCTAAGAAAATATAAAAACGAAGCATATGCTTTGGCTGATTATGCCATAGCACAAAGTTTAGCTAATGAGTATGATGATCCTAATTATATAAAGCAAAGAGCTAATGATTTTGCATTTGTTATTAAAACGCGTGCTGATAATGTTTATAAAACGTCTAGAGGTACTATATTAGAAACTGCTACAAAATATGATCCTGATGAAGTTTCAGTTTTTGTAAATGATATGCTTAATGGAAAAACTCCAAGAGAAATTACAAATATAACTGATGATGAAAAAGAAAAATTATCTAACGCTGTTAAAGCTATATTATTAAAAGATGGCAATAATGATAATGTTGTAAAAGACTTACTTGATATTATTAATAGAGCTAAGTTTATTGCAGAACAAAAAGCTAATTCACAAAATAACAATAATAATCAGCAAGGTGGAAATAATAATGCTACACCTACTGCTCCTTCTGGTACTAGTACGAATAATAATCAACAACAAAATAATAATCAACAACAAAATAATAATCAAACACCTACACCTACGCCTACACCTAATCCAGCTCCAGCAGCAGGTAATACTAATAATACTCAAACACCTGCTCCTAATCCTAATGCTGGTCAAACAGGTAATGGTAATCAAAATAATAATCAAGGTAATGGTAATCAAGCACAACCTGCTGCACCTCAAGCACAAACGGTTACTCCTAATTTAAGTAATCCTCTTATTAAAACTACTGAACATAATTCTACTAATAAAATATTAACAGGAACTTCAGATGAAATAACCGAACAACTTAAATCAGATGCTAAAAGCGATATTATGACTGAAGAAATGTTTGGTGAAATAGATATTAATAGCGTAAGTAATTTAATTGATAATGATTTTAATGAATATAAAGAATATTTAAAACAAAAATATAATATTAATGATAGCCAAGCAGAAAAAATTGTTTCTGCTATGAAAGTTGGTCTTCATGACGTATTTGGCACAAAATATTCTTATGTAGATGAAATTCTTAATACAGAAGATGATGATGGTTCTAGATTTGCTACTAGAACTGCTTCTGTTGCACAATTATGTTATAACTATGTTTATCTTTCTAAGAATATAAATAATCTAAATACTGATAGAATTAACTTTATAAGTTTTCTTGATTTACTTAAATTCTTTAAGAAAAAAGGAATGAATGATGCTTTAATAAATAAATATTATGAAGCATTAAATAGTTTAATTAGAGAAAATGTTACTGATGGTGTAGATAATTTATTTACATTTAATATTAATGGTAAAGAATATAACTTTGCTATTGATACATCTGAACTTAATGGAAAAACAAGATATGAAATTAATAATTTAATTAGAAATATAGATGCTGACACAGAATCATTAAATACAAGTAGTATTGTAGAACATGATTCTGGTCTTAGTCGTCTTTTGTCTTCATGTATTACAGTTGGTGATAATGCCAAGGTAGATGATATAATGAAAGCATTTAATTCTCTTGCTGATGGAGAAACAGTTTATGGCGTTATTATTAGAAATGTTAATACAAATAAGCCTTTAGGTATATCTATTCGTAAAGGTTCTTCTACGGGGGAAGTCTTAGGACAAATTCCAATTATTACTCGTAGTTCAACTACAGGAAGTTATGAAGTAACTAATGAAGCTATTAGAACAGATGTATCATATATTAACGGACGTTATTATAGTCATGCTATAGAAGTTATAAAAAATTCTTTTCTTGATCCTGCTCTTTGTCAAATTCTTGATAATTATTATACTACAGATAAAACTAAAGTTGATGATGTTAGTAAAGTACTTGATGCTTTTAAAAATTATCTAAATCAAAAGACAAATGATAAATATGATCATGAAGAATTACTAGGTATTATTGATATTAGTAAAGCTGAACCTTATAAACAAGCTCTTGACCATTTACTTAAACTATATAGTTATGGTAATGTATTTGATAGAAAACTTGATGAATGGGTAGCTAAACTTTACAGAAGTTATCAATCAATAGAAAGTTTTACACAAAATCCTGATGGATTTGAAATAACTGTTAGTAAAAAATATCCTGGTGAACTTATAATAGTAGACGCTTCAAAAAGACAAGCTGCTAGTAAAGTTATTGCAAATTATAATGAAGAAAGAAAACAGCATAATGTTAAAATAGGTACTGTTGAATTTACAGGTAATATTTCATTTGCTGGAGAAGCTATAACTGAACCTTTTCAGTATGCTAATGTTGGTAGGTCATTTGTTACATTTGGCAATAATCCTGCTTTTAGACCTTTAGTTCATGCGTATCCTGTTATGTCAGGTGATTTAAAACAAGGTAGTGTTGGTAGAGAAATTATGGATGCTATGATAAATCATATAACTGATTTACTTACTAGAATAGCTGCTAATGATTCTACTGTTGATCCTAATGAACTTGTAAAATTTCTTCAGAAAGCATTTCCTAGTAAAGTTAATAGTTATAATAGCATATTTAGATATATTAATCAAGACGAAATAGGTGCTTATGATGTAGTTGCTAGTGTAGGAAATAATAACTTTGTGTATGTTTCTTTAAACAGAGATATAAGTTTTGGTATAGGTATAAGAGACGATAATAAGTCTGTTAAAATTAAAATAGGAGATAATGAATACGAATATGTAACTAGAGATGAGATTAAAGATGGTATTGAAACAGTATTTACTTATATAGGTTTTCATTTTAATCGTGAACTATTATCTACAGACGGAAAAGCTGCTAGTAACAATTTTAATGATTCAAGACTTTATACAAGAGATGATAAAGGTAACGTTGTATTAAATATTGGTGATAAAACATTTGTATTTGATACATATAATGATATGTTATTAGATTCTGATGCTGTTGAAATTACAACAGATAAGAAAGTTATAGGTGGACAAGAAACTAATTATGATATAGGTCAAAGATATATGCCTGTATTAAAAATTAAAATTGCTCCTAAGCAAACTAATAATACTAATCCGCTTATGCCACAAGCATTTAATATATTAGATGTTAATACAACACTTAGACATTATTTAAATGAAACAGAAACAGAAAAAATAATAGACAATTTAGCTGAACATTTTGGTATCAGTAAAGATACAATTATAGAACTTAGAAGATTAAATCTTCTTCCAAAAACTCTACATTATACTGATTCTACCGGATATGCTAATGTTAACGCATTTATTATTAATGGTGAAGTAACAATTACAAAGAAAGCAGTTGATGATTTAATTGCTAATGGAAATAGAACAAATAGATTTATTCGTATTTTGATTCATGAAAAACTTCATGAATTTATTAGTAATAATCAAAATGCTAGAGTATCTAAAGAACTTCAGTCTGTTTATGATGAATATGCTAATAGTCCTGATTGTGATGCAAGATTTTTATTTAATGATGCAGAACATACTACTGCTGAAGATAGACTAGAAGAATTTATTATTGAAAGTCTTACTAATCAAAATCTTCAAGATGCGCTTAATAAAATTCAAACAACTAATCCATATACTTCACAAGGTAAACAAACTTTGTGGCGTAGAATAATTAATGCTATTCAAAAATTGTTGAAAACTACAATAAACACAGGTAGTTTATTGGAAAAACAATTATCTTTGTTATCAGATATAGAAGATGGTTCAAACAATATTAATAATGATACTAATAACAATAATGAATCAACTCCTACTATAGCTCCTAGAAATAGAAGAGCACATACTAGAGGTCGTAGTTTTTCTTCTGTCGATGAGCTTATAGAAAACACTGATATTAAACATAAAGATAGTGTTAAAAAAGCTATTGAAAATGGTGTGATTAAATTTAAATGTTAAACTAAATATAATAAATCATGGCTTGTACTTTAATTGTAGATGATCTTTTTAATAATCTTCCAGTTAATGATCAAACGCTTGCAACTTTTGAAGAACTATATGCTTCAGAAGGATTTGCTAACAAATATAAGCAATTGCATGGAGAAGAGTTTAAAGAACTTACTATAGCTGATCTTAAAGATGATGAAGCTAGACAGTATAAATATAAAGTTTTTAAGACATTAAAAGAAATGTATACTGGTACTAAAGTTATAGATATTTCTTTTGATAGTTATCTTGAAAATCTTAGAAGTGCTAATACAGAAAATAATATTGGATATTTTGATAATATGACAAGTCGCATAGAAGGTGTTCGTGTAGCTGCTTCTATGATGCATGATATATATTTTCAAAGTTTTATAGCTGAAGGAAAAAATTCTAATGCTTCTAATAATGCTGATCTTCAATTTTATATTAATTCTACAAAAGCTGCTATTAGACAAGAATGTAGAAGTATAGTTGATGATATTTTAGCAGATATTAAAGACGGATTTATTAAAGACCAAGAACAAATAAATGCAGTAAATACTATTTGGAATTCTACTAGAAGTGAAGTAGAAAAAGTTAAAGCTATACTTTCATTAAGTAAAGCTCCAGTTAATAAATTTTGGTATTCTTTACTTAATGAAATAGAGAATAATTCTGATGCTTTCTTTGATGAAGTTCTTAATGATAGTAGATTTCAATATCTTAATAGAAGATTATTTGGTAAAAGACTTGAAAATGATTTAGATGCTGAAGATGAATCAGCTAACGGTATAGCTACTACAACATATGACACTGAAGATACTGAACATGTTCATCTTGAAGATGAAGGAGATGGATTTTCAGCACATTGGGAAAATAGTGTTACATTACGTAATGCTATGCAGCATTGTGATAGTTTTATGCGTAGCTATTTTAATTCACTTCAAGAATTATATTCTGACGGTACTGTACTCACTAGTGCTATTAGTGATTATGGTCGTAATATGGATGCTGAAGAAATTATTAGTTTTTTAATTAACTCTACTAGTAAAAATAATGCTGATGAATTTCTAAACGATGTTGAACGTATTTCTCAACAAGTTCCTTCTATGTATGGTCTTAGAAGATTTGTAGAAGATTTGAGAGCTAGTAATGATATGAAGAATTATTTCTTTACATTATTTGCTAAACACGTTACTAGTAAAGTTATGATTGAACAAACAAATGAACGTGTTAATAGTCGAGTTCATAATAGAAGTTCTGACCGTATGTGGTCTTTAACAGAAAGAATGCGACAAGAATTTCAAGCTAATGCTGTTATTTTTAGTACAAATAGATTTAGTAATGAATTAGCAACTACTAGATCTTTTAGAGATACAATAATAGATTCATTTAAAAAGAAAAATAATATAAATGAAGCTAAAACTAATTATGATCTCTATAAAGATAAAGAATATGAAAACAAAGATTATAATAGTCTTTCGATAGAAGAAAAAGAAGAAGCTACTAAATATTTAGCTGCTAAAAAAATAATAGATAATTATAATGAAGCTTTAAATAATTTTGTTTATTGGTATACAAGTATTATTAGAAATTATTGTCCTAGTATTGATGAAAGCGTTGTCAACGCATATCTTATATATAATAAAACTATAAATGGACAAACAGATATTAATTTTACTGTTGCTAATAATGCTACAGAACTTTATAAGTTACTTGAAAATTTAGTAAAAGCAGGTATTACTGTAAAGAATGATTATGAGAAAAATGTAGTTGAACCTAGAAATGCTAAAATAAAGAAGAAAAATGAACTACTTGAAAATATAGAAGATATAGCTGATGATAAATTTGCTGAAAGTATTAAAAATGAAGCTAAAGACCTTCAAAGAGAAATTAATGAGTTAAATAGTAATGTTGATTATGTAGAATCAGCAATGGGTGAGATTACTGCATTGTCTAAAGCTATTGCTCCATTTACTGTTGTTAAAACTGATTTAAATTCAGTTAATGCTGAAGGTAATATGTCTTCAGATATTGTTCAAAATAATTGGATTACTAGTTTTAATAAAAAGTTTGAAAGTAGAGATGCATTAGAGAAATTTGCAGCAGAAAAGTTTAGAAATACTCAATATAATTATAGTAATATTTTAATTGAACGTAGAAATGGAAAGGATATTATAAATCGTGGTCTTTTTTATTATGATGAAAGACAGCAAGCTTATGTTCCTACTTCTTATGCTACTGAATTGTTTACTATTCAATTATTCAATGGTGTTAAAAATCAAGATACAGAAGCAGGTAAATTAACTACTGGTCTTTCACATAGTGATTTTATCGCATCTGCATTTGCTAACTTTTTTGATGTAACAGGTTTAAAAGAGTATGGAACTAATCTTGAACATATTGATATGGCAAGATATTTCTTGCGTACTCAATCTGATGCTCCTAACACATATACTATTACAGCTCCAAAATATGCTATTAGAGGACTTTTAACACCTTCTATAGAAGATATTAATGAAGCTAGAGTATCATTAAAAGAATTGTATTCTACAATAAAAATTAATGATAAAATTAAAGAAAATAAAAAAGATGATGAATATTCTTTAACGACATACAATCTTCTTAGATATTTATCTAATCCTGGAAAATATGATCATTCTATGGGAGGTTCTACAATCAGAAATAATACTGTTGTAAAGAAAATAAATGGTTATGATGTGTATGTTAAGCTTGAAGGTGTAGCTATTATTCATAATGGTAAAAATTATCTTACTAAAGTAAAGATTACAGAAGTAAGTACAGATATTGAAAAGAATGTAGGTCTTAATAATATTATTGAAGCAAGACTTCTTGATGAAAATATTCGTAAAGGAAATGTTACTTATAGTGTAAATACAAATCATCCTTTATTTCATCAATTTATGAATGTTGCCTTACAAGAAATAAATGATATGGGTGCATTTATATATGAAGTGTTTGATTTGGATAATCAAGGATACGTTATAGGTGAATTTAAAGATGGTAAATATGTACCTAAAGTTCGTGATAAATATAAACAATACGGAAAAGATATTCTAAGACATTTTTATAAGAATTATCATTATAATGGTCAATTATTTACTGAAGACAGTAATGGTAATTTTCATATGACAGGTAATCTATTTAAGAGTGATAGATTTGTTATTTATGATGAACGTACTGGTAAAGTAGTAAATTATGGTAATGAATTTTTAAGTAAGTTTATAGACTTCCTTAATACTACTACTAAAATAGAAAATAGAGTTATTATTACTGCAAAGAATGGAAAATATACTGGTATTCAACTTAGTGACTATCAAAAAGCTGCATTAACTAATATGATACAAAGATATATTTCTGACTTTGTTAGAAATCAAATTCAAGAAATTAGACCTTATGAATCTGTACTTCGTGAATATAATAGAAATGCAAATGATTATGCAGAATTTGCTTTAAACTATGCTTTAATGTATAGCATTTCTAATGATTTGCTTGAAGGTGATACTAAATTTTATAAAAATTCTCAAGATGTTCTTAAACGTGCTAAAGAGGACCAAATGGGTGGTATTCCATTTGGTATTGCTGATTTTAGACGTGGCGAACTTGATAGAACAGAAGAAATTAATGATACACTAGCAAAAGATAATGTTACTTGTGTATCAAATACTCTTACAAATGAAAGAGTTCCTATTAGAAGTAAAACAACTTTTAATGCTATAACAATTAAAAATACTGTTAGAACTTCTGAAGATATTAAAGAACAAGCTAAGCATCTTAGAAATATAGGTTGGAGTAATGAAAAGATTGAAAGAGTTTTAGGATTGATGATTAATGAAAAAGGTGAAGTAGTTGAAAATGGTATTTCAGGATTTATCAATACTAAAACTAATGATGCACAATCTTATATTACTTTTGCTGAATGGGTTCGTAGAATAACTGCTATGGGAGAGTATCCTAAATATAAAGCACTTATTCAAAAGATTAGTAGCGGAGAAAAACTTACTCCTTCTGAAGTTGAAACATTTATACAAGTTCAAAAGAATGTTTATTATGATTTACATTATAATAGTGAACTTAATGTTTATGCTCCACGTCAAATTAAAAACGCAGAATTTGTTCTTGTTCCACAATTCATTGAAGGTACAGACCTTGAAAAAGTCTATAACTTTATGATGGCTAATGGTATTGATCAGCTTAATACTGAAGAAACTTCTAAAGCAGGTAAAGCTAATGTATTTACTATTTGGGATAATGATGGTAAATTACAAAATCTTAATGAGCTTGCTAATCAAGTTGCTTTATCTCCTGAAGGAATTGAAACTTTTAGTTATAATTATCTTTATCGTCAGCAAGAAGTTCATCAACATGTAGATGCTGTTAATAAAGCTGGTATTCAGATTATGAAAAAGATACTTGATAACATTCCTAAAGGACATAAACTTTATGAAGTTAAACAAGAACTTTTTGATTTGTATTCTAATAATATTGTTAGTTCTTATGAAAGTATTCTTCGTTTAGTTGATGCAAAGCTTGATAAAAATGGTAATGTTATCTTTGATGAAGATGGTATTATGAATTTTGATCAAAAAGTATTCTTTGCTAGACTTTATGAAGAAGCTAAACGTGTAGGTATTAATAGTAATGATTTAGCTTTTCTTACGCTTGATGCAGATGGTAATACTATTATGCCTACATGGTTAAGTTCATTTAGAAATAAACTTGAAAGTATTGTTCAATCTGTAGTTAATAAAAATGTTACTCGTCAAACACTTCCTGGTTTTCATGCTGCTCAGGTTACAGGAGTAGGTATTAAATTTGGCGGTAAGAATAATACAAATACTGTTACAACTGATACTACAGGAAGACTTCGTTATCATCCTAAAATTAATGGTAAACAAGAGAATTATATTGAAGTTCTTATTCCTAGAAGTAAAATATTTGATGGATATACTGATGAACAGATTTTCTCTAAGGGGGAAGACGGCTTAAATATGCTTGAAAGAGCAGGTATTGATAAAATTATTGGTTATCGTATTCCTACTGAAGGTAAACAATCTGTTGCAGTAATGAAAATAGTTGGTTTTGTAGATAAAGCACAAGGTTCAACTATTATAGTTCCTGATGATTGGGTTTCACAAACTGGTGCAGACTTCGACGTTGATAGTATTTATGCTATTAATTATGTTCTTAATAAAACTAAAGATGGCATTGAACGTATACAATATCTTGAAGATAAAGATAAATCTGAAGAAGAAATAGAATTTAATCGTGTAAACAGATTTATAGATTACGTTAATGAAGTATATGAAGATGCTAGACGTAGATATGATGATTATTCTCAATTTAGTTCTGATAAGAAGGCTTTATTTACTGAAGCTAAAAAAGAGTTTAAAGAACAAAAAGATAAAACTCATGCTGAATTTAAAGAAAAGATTAATTCTAGTGAAGAAAAATCTCTTAGAGATGAATTAAAGAAAACTAATAAGGAAATTATAGATGTTGTAGATGATTTATTACAAACTAAATCTGAACCTTATCTTGAAAGAGTTAAAGCTGTTATAGATTATCTTCAAGATAAAGTAGATGAACAGGCTTCCCCCGTAGAAGATAGTGCCCTTCAAAAATATCTTGACCTTTACAAATCTATAAAGCTTGATATTGATGTTTTTGAACAGTTTCTTGATAAGAAAAAAGTTGAAATTTATGGTGCTGCTGCTAAAGCAGTTCTTAAGTTGAAAATTGATTATTATAATAGTAAAATTGATTTACTTGCTAATAAGCTTGGTGTAGAACATCTTATGAAGTATGAAGATTTTATTAAACAAAGCGTTGCTAAACAAAATTCTACTTCTAGACGTAATACACAACTTCTTGATGATATGATTAAGATTGCTTCTAGCGATACTAGTCTTGAAGAAACTTTAACTGGTTCTCACTTTAGAGATATTATTGCTGTTAGAGATGATCTTATGTCTAAAACTGCTAAAGACAGGCGTTCTGCTCGTAGTGCATATAATTTCTTTAGTCAAGCAGATTATATGGAAGAAGTTATGTCAGGTAAAAATCTTAAAGCTGCAAGTGTTGCTTCTGATACATTCTGTTCTGTATGTAATACTACCAAATCTAGTATTAATAATTCTTTAACAGTTGTATATGATTTAAATAAAGATGATGATATTAAACTTGAAGAAATTGAAGAAGCCTATCCAGATTGTGAAAAAGTTTATGAAGATGGAAAAGTAGTTAAAGTAATTGTTCGTCATAATAGAATAGGTTGGAGTAATAATAACAGAAATGTTAGAGGCAGATTTATTACTGTATATACTTCTGAAACAACTGCACATCATCTTGACGCTGTTAAGGAAGGTGGTATTATGAACGTTAATGAAGTAACATTTGGTGTTTATAAGTTATTTACTACTTTAGGAAGTGATTTCCAAACTGCTATATCATTTATTATGCAAAATGGTATTTCACGTATTCTAAGAGCTTATGATGCAAGTAATTCTATCTTTGGCAATAATTATGGTCGTGACTATAAAACTTCTGCTTTACGCTCGTTAGCACTCGAAATGGGTCTTGAAAATATCTCCATATATTCGTCAGAGAGCGATATTTTAAACGCGATTGAAGAAAAGTATGGCGACAAATTTAGAGCGTTCCTAAAGCAAAATATGGGGCTTACAGAGGCACAATCTAAGGCATTCCGATTCTTTGATAAAATGAGTGACATAGGAGGGCAAATACCTGTAAGCTATAATGTAAATAAGTCTAAGATAAAGTTTGAAGATGCTGATCATTCTGCTATTATTGATGATGAAACATTTAATGAAATTGCGCTTGAAAATAAGTTTTATGATTTAGCTGTTATGATGCAGTATGCTTATCTTGAAAGAATAGCTAATAAAGTACAAGAATATGCTAGAGTTTGTAACCCTGATAAGTTTGGTGGTAAACAAAGTCTATTTGAAACTGAAGAAGTATTTAATAATATATATAATCTTATATCTGAAAGAAACTTAGATGATAGTATTATTATAAATGCTGAAAGAGAAAATGCTGAAGGTAAATTTGAACAAAAGAATATGCTTGAAGCTATTTACCCTGGTATATTTAATGAAACAAAATCTAATGAAGAAAATGTTAGAGCATTTGTTGCATCTCCGTTTAATACTGAAGAAAGTTATTATCCTAGTCTTTATGCTTTCTTAAAGTATGGTACTGGTTTTAGTTTACAACTTGGTCGTAAAATATTTGAAACTCGTGATCCTAAATTTGTTAATATAATTAGAAGTATTGGTACTTCTATGGGTGTTAGACTTACTGAAGAATTATATAATAATTTTGAAAATTTTGTTCTAAGACATGCTCTTATAAATAATTTTCAAGAAAAAGATATAATACACATATTTGGTTATGATAGCACATTGCTAGTTGATTTTACTTGTGATGATGTAAATAATCCTACTCAAGAAGAAAAAGACGCATTTGATGCTTTATCTCCTGCACAGAAAGTTGGATGGATAAAGCGTAATTCTACTAATGCTGGTATATTTAGTATGCTTGATGTTAGAACTAAACCTAGAAAGTTTAATAATAGATTTGGTTATACTCCTCAAGTAATTAGTTATAGTGGTGATAGTAGAAATATAGAAGTTGCTATTAATGCTTTTAACGAAACTGCTAAATCAGATAATTATTTTATTCAAAGTGCATTAAACAGTCTTGTAGAATATGCTTTAGTTGTTGAAGGTTTTGGATTTGGTAGACGCAAAATTAGTAAGATTATTTCTAATGAATTTCTTATTGATGAAGGTTATAGAGATTTTCTTGAAAATAATAAGAAAACATTGATGCTTAATCTTATGACTAATGATGCTTCTGGTTTAAATCTTATTGATGATGATGGCAATACTGATTCTATAGCTACTGATAATGAAGTTGTAACTAATTTTGTAAGAAGTCATAGTAATAAAATTAGAATATTTAATAATATTGATGAAAATAATAGACCTATATTACTTTCAACTAGAGATGTTAAAGGCGCATCAACTAGTAGAATGTTATATGCTGGTAATATTTATAATACTGAAGAAGAACAAACTAAAAAAGTTACTGCTTCTGGACTTGTAACTATAAATGAAAATACCGGTGTTGTTGATTGGAAACATTTTATTAGAATTAGAACTAAAAATGATACCACATTATATAAAGCTTATTTTGATGAAAAGACAGGTAATCTTTATTATATGCCTATGAATCTTCTTGAAGAGGAAGAAGATTCTAAATTTAGTTTTGTTCGTAGTAATAATAGATTTGAATCTGAAGAATATTTTATTATTCAAGCTAAACTTCATTCAGCAGGCGAATCTATAAATATTGCAGAAAGAAATCAATATAAAGCTCCTTCATTTAAAGATAAAACTAAATTTATATCATTTGATATGAATGGAGATGCAAATGCTTTTGATAATGTTTATAGAGCAGATTTGGAAGATCAACTTAAAGCTATTAGAGATTTTGCCAATAGACAAGATTCAGGTAAAGTTCTTTATGTTATAAGTTCTTATTTTAAAAATAAACTTAAAAATGATAATGAATTTACAGATCAAGTTGTTGATGGAAAAAATTATAGAATAATAAAAATGCGTTCTTATAAGTCTAAACTTGCTAAAGATGTTAAAGGACTTAAAGATAATCATAGTTATAAGCTTACTGGTAGTGATAGATATCAAGAATTTGTTAGAAAGATTGCTGCACAACAAACTAATGGTGGTATTAATTCTGCTTATGCTATAATAGAAACATCAGATATTGGCGAAGGTGATGGCAAAGTTAATATTAAAACTATTAATTCTGCTAAATATTCTACAGCTGATGAATATGCTAATGAAGTTTTAACTGATATTCAAGTTGAAGCAAGAAGTGGTGATACTGAAGCTGCTAGCGTACTTAGAGATTTAAGAGCTATGGGTATTATAACTGATAGTGAAGAAAGTGTAAATGCTAATATTAAGAATGTTTATGCTAGAATATCTAAGTTTGTAAATTGGAATGCTAATAACTTTAAAGATAAGATTAAAGAATATATTACAAATCCTGATACTGGTGAAACGTTTAGTATTAATTCTCCGGAAGTTCTTCGTAAAATTATGGAAGATGAAGAATTTAGAACTGAATTTCTAACATTCCTAAATAGTTTTAATTCATTTGTTAATAGATATAGTAATGTTGCATTAGTTGAAATTGATTCTGCTGATCCTGAATTACAGTCTTTTATACAAACTATGAAAGATTCTATGTCTATTCTTGCAAATAATGCTGATATACAAGCTGCTAGAAAAGCATTTATTAATGTTTATCTTAAAGCTATATCAACTGACCCTCTTATTCAATCAGATATTATTTCTCTTACTGATGGTTATAATAACATTAATATGCTTGAAAGAATGTTTACTGACCCTAGAGAAATGGGTATTCCTTTGTTGCAAGTTGTATTCAAAGAAGTGCTTAGTAATGTTGATAGAGAACAGTTTATGGGAACTGAAGCTGCTAAAGATTATGAAACTACAATTCAAAATATTAGACAAGCTGCTGTTTCTGCTGGTATAAATATTGACATGAATAAAATTATTGATTCTAATGGTAGATTTGCAACAACATATAATGATAAACTTAGAGAAGATTATAAAGCTAAGAAAGAAAATGTTGAAAATCTTAGACGCGATAAAGGTGAACAAAGTGTTGAATATCTTTATGCTAAACGTGAATTTGATAGATGGAAAAATCAACATTTTGAACTTCCTATTGTAAAAGAATATTATGATAAATTATATGCTATTGAAGATGAAGCTATTGCTGCTGATGTAAATAATTTTTATGCTTATGAAAGTCTTGGTATTGAAGAAATGCAAGCCAAACATGATTATGCAGAAAATCCTACAGCTGAAAATAAGAATAAATTAATAGCATTAAGTGCAAGAAAGTCACAAATGTTATCATTAGCTAACAAAAATGATAAAGAAGTTGCTAAAGCTAAAGCACTTAGAAAATATATTCAAGAAATAAGTAAACTTAGAAAAGAATATTTTGAAGCTAAAGATAAAACTATGTTTAATGATTATATCATTAAATGTATCAATACTCTTAATTCATTTGAAAAGCGTGATCCAAATGGTAATGTAACAGTTCCTATGGACCAACTTATGCTTAATGAAGATTATAAGCAAGCAAGTGAATGGCTTAAAGAAAATGCTACATTTGTTCCTAGTAAAGATTTACAAGAATTTATTAACAAAGTAGATGATGCTTTTGATATAGCAAGTAAATCTGCCGGAATATATTCTACAATAATTAAATCTGCTGATGCATATGATGCTTATGGCGTAGTTGATGGAACTAAACTTAGTGATGCTCAACGTGCTGCTATAAAAGCTGAAATGGAAGAAAAGTATGGTACTACTAAGTCAGGAAGTAAACTTATTAGAAATAAAACTGTTAATTCAGAATTAGTCTTTAATGATGATTTTTATGATTTATTTATGCCTAATTCTAAAGGTAAAGTAACTCGTAATTATGCTGCTTTATCAAAAGAGATTAATGAAATACTTGCTAAAGTTTATAATCCTGTAACAGGTCAAGTTAATACTGCTAATCTTAGTAAAGAAGATCTTATTAAACTTGCTGAAAAGTATGCTAAAATATCTGAATATAGTCACTTTATAAGAAGTAAAGTAGCTCGTAAAAAATTAGCTGCTAGTCTTGAACAAAATATTGATTTTGTAGTAGACGAAGCTAGATTTAATGAAGAATATGCTAAAGTAAAAGGTACTGAAAAAGAAGACGCATGGTTGACTGCAAATCAAATGGCTATTACAGATGATTCAGATAATATTATAGGATATGAACCTAATAATATGTTATATGGATATGCTAAACCTAAAGGTATCGAATATGAAATTAAAGTAGATAATAAGGGTATTATAACAGAAATTACTACAAATGACGGAAGTGATGTTAGTAAGTATGTTGATGTTAAGAAAACTATAGCAAAAAGCATACGAGCTAACTTAATGCAAACTATAACAACAGATTATTATGCTACAGCTAGATTAAATGCTCAAAGCAATGGTAATTTTGAAGAGTGGTATGCTAATAATCATGTGTATAATCCTTATACTCAACAAATGGAACCTCTTAGATGTTGGACTACCAATCAATATAAGAATGTTGAATATCTTAAACCTGGTCAAGATTTTACTGATGGTAAGCTTCAATATAGATGGGAAGTTAAAAATAGTAGAGTAGGTACTCAAGTTAAAGAACAATACAAAAATGCTAATCATAAAGATGTAGGTACAATACATAATTATAAACAAGGTTCTAATAGTATATACGATAATAATGTTTCTCTTAATCAATATGAGCAACAAATTATGGAAACTATGCAGAATACTCTTTATAATATGGTACATACTGCTGCTGGTAAGCGTTCTTTAAGTAGAGGATTTGCTCCTAGTATGGCTAGAGGTGAAACTGAAAGAAATCTTAAATGGTATGCTAAACAAATAGGTATGCTTACAGGTTATTATGATAGTACAAATTTTGGTGAATTTACTGAAAATCTTGAATATGGTAATGAACCTGATATGGATACTCCTATGATGGGACAACTTAAAAATAAACTTAGTCGTCCTTTACTCTATAAACGTAAGCGTGAAACATTTGCTACAGATGAAGAATATGAAGCATATTCTAAGAGCATTGATGAACAAAATGCTAAGATTCGTGAAGATAACGAAAAAATTCATCAGGAAATGCTTAATAGAAATTGGGATGAAGTTATGAAGCAATTTATAACTAGAACTTCTCGTTTTAATGCTTTACAAAATAATAAGCAACTTCTTTATTTTGCTTTGAATGAACTTCAGAACATGAGATATTATAATCAAAATGTTGGTCGAAGAATGATTCAAAGAGATAAAAAACGTAGTAGTACAAATAAGAAAGCTTATGAGAAAGTTAAATATGATGAAGCTATTAAACTTTATCAAACTTTCATGCGTAGACTTATATATGGTCAGCATAAGAAAAACAATGGTATTCTTACAAGAAGTGCTAATGTTCTTCAAAATGTTACTTCAGCTAAATTTATGATGCTTAATGTTACAGGTGGTATCGGAAATGTTCTTTATGGTGAAAAAGAAATATTTGGTGAATGGATTGCTAAAGAATATTTTGGTGCTAAAGATTGGGCTATAGGTAAAGCTCTTTGGGTACAATCTATTCCTAGTTTCTTAGCTAATATGTATAGCGATAAAGCTAATAGTCTTCCGGATGGTCTTATTAAGTTAATGAATGTAGTTGATTTTGATAGAATTAATGAGTTGTCTGTTAAAGGTGTTTCTGGTTTCTTAAAGAACTTTAGAAATGCTATGTATGGTCTTAATTCAATGGGTGAACATTTTATGCAAAATGGTGCTTTGCTTGCTATGTTCAGTAATCATAGACTTGTTCAACTTGAAGATGGAACATATAAAGTAATGAATATTGACCAATATAAGCGTCAATCTGAACTTAAAGCTTTTAAAGAGATTTGTGAAAAGTATCATCTTGAAGACCAATATGAAGCTTTTAAGAAGACTATTACTAATGATCCAAACTTAGCTAAAGAATATGCTCAACGTAGAGAATTTGTTATAAGTAGTTTCTTTAAATATAAACTTAAAGATTATGACAAAATTAATGAATTTACTACTCTTAGAGAAAAGTATGAAAAAGAAGCTGAAACTAAGTTTAATGAATATTCATTAATGATGGATCAGTTTGAACTTTCTGATGGTTATGCTAAGTTTAAAGAAGATAGTATTCTTGGACAAATGGATAAGAAAGATGCTTATAAACTTCTTGCATTATTCAAACAAAAGATTATTGCTGTAAATACTCATATTCATGGTGTATATGATAGACTTGGTGCTGCTAAAATTGAACAAGAATGGTATGGTAGTTTAGTAATGCAATATCATAAACATATTCCTAGCGGTATTACTAAGAGATTTAGAAGACAAGGTTATTATCATGAAATTAGAGAAACTGTTCAGAAAGGCTATTATACTTCTTTATTTGATTTCTTAGGAACTCCTATTAGAGAAATGAGAACTAATGCTTATATGACTGAAGGTCAAAAGATTAGTGCTATTGGTATTCAAGAATATTTTAAAGCTACTATTGATTTCTTTAGACATATAAAAGCTAATTGGAAACTTCTTCCTGCTAGTGAAAGAAATAACATTAGAAGATGTCTTAGTGATATTATGGGATTTGTTTCTGCTGTTGCTTTCTCTGTTGCTATTAAATGTCTTGCTGATGATGACGATGAAGATGGATTGATGTATAATCTTGCAATATATTCAGCTGATAGACTTGCTACTGAATCTATTATGTATGTTATGCCTATGTCTTCATTTAAGCAACTTTATAATCAACCTGTTGCTGCAATGGCTTCTATTGAAGATTGTACTAAAGCAATGGATATAATTAGTGCTTATATGCTATATGGCTCTAATTATGACTTTACTTATAAATCTGGTCTTCATAGAGGAGAAAATAAACTTACTAGTCTTGCTCTTAGAAATGTTCCTATTTATAGAGGTTTGCATCAAGCTTATAGTCTTAAAAAGAATAATAGATTCTATAAACTTAGAGATAATAATAATCAAAAGATAGCTACAAGTATTGCTAATGGTCTTAAAGGTAGAGATTATAGCACTGGTGGCTTAAATATGTGGTATTAAAACTTTAATATTATGTTTATTTGTCGTACAAAAAGTATTGCTACACATGATAGTGTAACAGGTGAAAAAGGTAGAACTTTTATTGATAAGCTTCTAACTCCTTTTGCTAGAACACAAACTAAAACTATTGCTGAACAACAAAAAGCAGGTGTAAGATTCTTTGATATTAGAACTAGATATTACACTCCTTCTTATCGTATGGAAGAAGCAGAATATTATAGTGATAAAGAAGAGAAATGGATTTGTTGTCATGGTGTATGGGATAGTAAGAAAACATTAGATGATGTTTTAAGTCTTATTAATCAGTTTAGTACAAAGGAAGATCCTGCTTATGTTCAACTTGTTTGTGAACGAGAAAAAGATAATGAAAGATTTGCTGCAAATATTATTAATTGGATTAGAAGATTTAAAAATATAAAGTTTAATACTTTTGCTTATAAGAAGCCTACATTTAAAAGTTGCGTTGTTTGTGGTAATGAATATGGAATAAATGAAGTTAAACTAACATTAGATATAATTCATATTGATAAACAACATTGGTGGAATTATATTTGTCCTATTCCATATATTCTTTTTAAACTTCAAAAACGTAAAAATAAAATTGCTTTTACTTATGATGATACTAAGACTGATTTTCAGATGATAGACTTCTATTAACAAGGCTTCCCCCGTAGAAGAGTGAATTGTTTTTAATCAATTTATTCTCTATGGGGGAGTAATTATTTTTACTAAAACTATTGCATAATATATAGTAATGTCTTATATTTGCAGTGTTAATACTATTGCCAACGAGATTGCGGTAGTCAAAAAGCGATGTACTTATTTCGTTTGTCTATATAAGACTTAATATACATGATTATAAAGTTACTGCTGAAGATTATAGTTATCCTAGGAAAAATGAACTATATGAAAGCTTTATAATGGCTAATTACTTATGGATGTAGCGTAATGTAATTAGTGCTGGTAATAGTATTAATTTTGGTCCTATAGCTCAGTAGGTTAGAGCATCTGACTCATAATCAGACGGTCATAGGTTCAAGCCCTATTGGGACCACGCATTTTGATTGTGTTTGTTTTGATGATACTTCAATAGCTCAACAGGATAGAGCAACAGCCTTCTAAGCTGTAGGTTTCGGGTTCGATTCCCGATTGAAGTACTAATTGTGATAGTAATAGTATTGATTATAATAATTCTAACGTCTAATCTAATCATTCTGTTACCTTGAACCATGTCTGATTAATACTATTCTATCACAATATCTTATTAATGGGTTAAAGATTGGTATAATAAATGTGATAAGCAATGTTCATAAAAGAATTTAGAGATTGACTCGTGAAATTTGTCCTAATAGTGTTTGTGAAAATGCTATTAGGATTTTTGTTTATAGTAATCTTGGTAGTGATTCTTCTACGGGGGAAGGCTTTGTAAGGCTTGACGACTATTAAAAAAAATGCCCTACAATCGCAGATTAAATAGGTAGCTGATTAGTTAATCAACTTACAAATTTAATGCGATTGTAGGGCAAATTAGATGGCTCTGTGAGCGTTTTATCGACTTAGTTATATGTATGACCGGAATAGAGGAATCATATTAACTGTGAATCTCTGATTTTATTTAGTGCCGTATTTAGTGCCAACTTTACAGCAAACTTTTCATAACTACTAAGACCAATAAGTCTGCTATTATCATTATCATCTATGATAATAATATTAACGTCTGTTGGAGAATAAATATCTCTTATATCAATAGTTATCTTCATTTGTTTCTTCTAAAAGTATTGTGATATTAAGTTTATCACCAATATGCTCTATAAGTCTATCAACATGATTAATATCATGCAATTCTCCATTTATATCTTTAAATTTTACTTTTTTTGGAAGAGCAAACCATTCAAGTTCTTCAATAAGTTCATCACTATTCATTCTCTAGCATCAATTATAATTATAGGTTTATCATTTGGAGTAATGATTTCACAAACATCAACAATTTTATAAAGTTCCAAATTAGGAGCTTCTACAAAAACTTCTCTATCAAGTAAATCTTGACGATCAAGTTCATTTATCAATTCTCTTGCTGTCATGTTTAACTTTAATTATAATTATAACAATCATGATAAGAACACCACATAAAGCTATCATAGCAATAGGGTCATCTAATCTAATCATAAGTTCAATCCAAATCAAAACAATAGTAATTATTGCAACAATGAATAGAACATTATCTAAGTTGTTCATAAACATATTATACAACTTAGGCACAAACTTTATAATTTCTTTAATCTTCATTTTCATCTTTAATTTTATATTTTTCAATTATACTTTTACAATATTCAATAGCTTGCTTAATATTATTACTAACAAAGCCATGACCAGTAAGATGTTTATTATCTTTAACAATACTTACACCAAACATTGTATTATCATTATTAGAACTAAGTTCTATTTCACCTTTATCAATAGGAAAATAACATATAACACAAGGTGTAAAAATATTTATGTTTGGAACAACTCTTCTAAACAAATCTCCATTACTAGTAAGTAAACCAGTAATAGAATTATTATTATTAAATCTTGATTTCATTGTTCTTCAATTTTATAACCTAACATATTTAAAGCAGCTGCTATATAATCTTCATTACCAAGTTTAACAATTTCAAGATATTTATCATTAATTTCTTTATAAGAAGATTTAATAGCTATTAGATGACAAAAATCAACTAATATTTGAAAGTTTTTACCTATGTTATTCATAATACTTCTTTAACTCCTTTAATTACATTTTCAACTGTATCTGTTCCGACAATTGTAACTTCATTTCCATTTTTAAGATTTTCAATTATAACTGTAGGAACATCATCAATTCTAACTTCAGGACGTATATTTTCAATAAAATGTTCAAATCTAACAAAATTAATGTTTTCAACATCTTTATCATTAGAAAGAAGGAACATAGCCTTATTGACTATGTTCCTCATAATAATACATCCTTGACAAGTTGTAGAACTAAATTGTGTGATTTTAATCATACTTGTCAGAATTTTCACTTAAAAGAACTATTTCTTTTTCAGTTGTAGTAGTTGCAACAAACTTTTCATAAGCTTCATTAACAACTACTTTTTCGCCAGCAGAAGAATCTTGTTCAACTATTGCTGTTAAAAATTCAATAAAATCTTTAAGTGTCATAACTGTAACTTTATTTTAATTACCTGTTGAACCATGACCTCCTTCACCTCTATCAGACTCAGTAAGTGAATCTGTTTCAATAAAAGAAATCTTAGGATAACGAATGATAATAAGTTGTCCAATTCTATCACCAACCTTATATGGAGCGTTAGCATTAAGATATTCACGATTCTTAAATGTAAGAAGAACTTCTCCACGATAACCACTGTCAATAACACCAACATGATTAGTCATGTAACAATCTTTCTTACAATTAGAACTACGTGGAAATAATAATCCAACACATCCATCAGGAATTTCTAACGCTATACCTGTACCATAGACATAATTGTTGTACCTGTCATCATACTTACAACTAGTAGCAACTAAATCCATTCCAGCATCTGTAGCATGAGCATAAGCAGGAATTACCGCACTCTCTACCAACTTCTTTACCTTTACAGGTATAAGTTCTTGTTCAAATTTCATTGTTTTAAATTATTAAATATTAAGCAGCAGCTAAAGCAAGTGCTTTACTAATAGTTCTGTTAGCACTTCCATTTATCAAACTGTCGAAATGTTGTTCACCTTCCTTATTTGAAACATTGCTGAAATAACCTGTAATAGCATTATAAGCACCCCATGCTGTTCCAATAATTTCACGCTGACCAATACCATTAAAGTAATAATCATGAATTGTTGAAATAACATTAAGCTTACGAGTGCTAATACCAGCATCTTCAACTATTAAAGCTTCACGCTTAAACAATCTATCAATACCTTTCTTTTCATCAATAGCATCAAGATTTGCCATTTCTGTTTCAGTAAGAATAGTCTTAGCAATATAGCGTTCAACCATCGCATCATTCCAGTTAGTATTAGCCATCATATTAAACATTTCAGCAGTAGTAAGTTGCTGTTGATGAGCACTAGCAAGAATTTCAGCAGCAGTCAAAATCTTAGAATGCACATTAGCAGTATGACGAAATCTAATATAACAATCATTCTGTTTAATAGCAGCAGTAAGAGTATTTTGACAAATAACTCTAATAGGTGCAAACAAAATATTTACACCACAACTACCATCATGAGAATTGCTAAAAATCAAATAACTTTGACAAGGGTCACCTTTAACAATAAAGTCATCAGGAAGTTTAGCAGTTACAACAACTCGTTCACCATGACCTAAAACTCCAGCAGTTTGCCAAATAGCTTTATCTGGACCAATAGCATCATCAAAGAATTTAAAAGCATCACGATTTTGAACAATCTCATACTTGTCTTTAACAATACCTAAAGGAAAATTGACATCAGTACGATAAGTTGCATAAGCATTAGGACAAGGACGATAAATTCTAGCATTATGAATAAAACTTTCTTCATCTTTAATATTAGATTTAATGTTTAACGGCATTTCAGCAACTAACGGACACTTATCAACTCCAAAGTCAATACCAGCTTTTTCAGCAACTTCAGCAGATGTCTTACATTCGGTTACATCTTTAAGGAATGTTTGCCACGGCAAACCTTTAACAGAATACTTATTCATAGCTTTATTTTATTACAAGGTTATTATTATTTACAAGTTTACCAACAGAAAGAATACATTCTTTTAATGATTCTTTAAGGTCAGTTTTAGAAGTATTACAATCTACAACAGCATTACAATTTTCAAGCACTTCAAGCAAAGGCTTTTCATTATCGTAATTCTTAATCATTTCAAGAATACTAGTTTCATTTGTAACTTTAACTTTAACATTAAGCAAATCTTCAACTGTAATTCCTTGAACAACCTCAGTTCCATCAGGAAGATTATGAGTAATAAGAGATTTAATTGTAGAATCAGAAGAAATGATTGCAGTAATATAATTAGCAATATCTTGCAAATCATTTGTAGTTATACGAGAATATTCATATTGTGTATTACAGCAAACTGTAAATGCTCTAAATATTTCTCTAATAAGACAATCATTAACTTCAACAGAAGTAGATTCACGAATAGAAAGTTTCTGTGTACCAAGGTCAATAAACCTCTTACCTTTCTTATCAGCATCACCAAACATAAGAATAGCATCTGTAAGACGCTTTTTCATATCTTCAATAATACGTTCTTTTTGTTTACGAAGAGTTTTAATTCTGTCTTCTTCTTTTTTACAAGCTTCAACATCATTTTGCAAACTCTTAATAATGTCACTATATGAACCACATTTAGCTTTAAAATTATCCTTAGTAATTTCAAGAGCGGCAATTTGTTCATCAGTGATTTCACCATCATTTTCTTCTACCTCCTCATAAATATTAAGAAGGTCTTGTTCAATAGCAAATAAGCTTTTCATCTTTTGTTGGATTAAGTTTTTTAAATTCATTACTTTGATTTATATCTTGGATCAACATCCGTAAGATAAATCAGATTAGTTAAATAAACAGGTTTAAGTATTGTACCTGTACAGATTCTAAAACCTGCTATATTAATTGTTCGATTAACTAAATCAATAGTATGTCTATGATTCCTAATATGTTTAATAGCATTATCAATACTAAATCTACCATCTACAGGCATATAGGCATCACTACCACAAAGTATTTCATCGTCCCAATCAAAGTACAGTACAAACCTTTTTGGATAAACATCTTTACTCATTACTATCTAAATATTTACCATATCCTAACTTACAAAGTTCAAAGTAAACTTGACTAATAACACGTTTAGCTTCCGGAGCAGCTTTACCTGTTAATTCCTTATAACGAAGATTAATAATATTCTTCCATTCAGGAATAGAATAAGTATAAACTAGAACAGATGCAGTATCTAAAGGTAAGAAATATCTAGCTTCTTCAATAGGCCAACCACTTCTAACTCTTTCAAGATACATTTCAGATGCTAAAGTCAAATCACGTACAACTTGTTCTTGTTCTTCAGTAGTCTTATTACTATACCACTCTGGAATAATCATAGTAATATTATTATTCTTTCCAAAGTTTACATATCTTGTAGACTGTTCTGCAATAGCATTAGGAGATACTCGATTAAGTTCACGTGCTACAAGAATATTCGTAACAATCTTAAAAGTAAATCTACAAAGATTAGGGGCAAGAGTATAAATACTAGCAAGAGGCAACTCATGAACATCATTAAAAGTTTCTTTAAGTAATTTATCAAGCTCTTCATCTTCTCTATAAAATTGTTCATTAACTGCAATATAACTATCTACTCCTAACTGAAAACTAATATAAGGACAATGTTTGTAATGTTCATAAAATACCATTATATTATGGCGATTTTCTTCACATCTTAAACCGGTACAAGGAATATGAAAATATCTAGTAATATGACGATACATACTTCTATGTCCATGTTCCCAAAGTTTATTAAACATATTCTTATCAGATTCAGGACCTTTAGATTTACTAGCATAACAAGTTCTAGCAGCAATAAGAAAAGGATTAATATCTCCAACAGTTTCACAAGTAGGTTTATTAATAAGCTCTACTGTAGGTGTAATTAACGTAATCATAATTATTTTACATCTTCAAAATCAATTTCATCCATTTTAGCTTCAACATCAGTATACTTACTTCTTTCAATAAAAGATAAAGTCATTACTGCATAATTAGCTAAATCAATAAGAGTATCTTCGATACTTTCATCAACTTTAGCATTATCATTATCACCTTTAGGATTTAAAAGATTATAAGCTCTTTCAAATTTATCATTAATACGAGCAAGACCGATATTAATTCCAAACTTTTCAAGAGTCTTATCGAAACTATTACCATAATCATGATTTTTAGCAATATGAATTGCTTTCATTCTTGTAATAATGTCGTTAAACTTTTCGATTTCGTTTTTGCTTTTAATCATAACTTTTAAAATTAATAGTTAAACATATTGTTTTACAAACATAGCTATAATTATGAACTTTACCAAATTAAACACAAATTTATTTTAATATTTTTCGAGCCATTTTAAGCCTCATACAGCGACTTTTATTGGTCGGCTGATTAGTTGTTCACAAAGGCACATTGATTGCAACAGAGCGCAATTATGGAACAAATAAGACCATTTAGCACAACAATTCCCCCGTAGAAGAGTCGATTGAATAATCATCGAGATTCTTCTACGGGGGAAGCCTTTAAAATAAATTTAGTTTAATCTAATTCAACTTCAATTTCATAACTATCAAATTCAGTGACATCATTATCACCGGAATCAACATGAGTAAAATTACATCTTAAAGATGTAATACCTTGATATTTTTCATTACTAAGAATATTATCTATTCCTAAATCATTCCAAATATCACCAATACGAATTTTCATTCGTCCATAAGCATCAAGGATACATTTACGAGAATTAAGAAGATTATTACCAAGTATAATATAATATTTAGTAACATTTTCTTCAGGTATAAACTTTTTGGCTATAATATAACTAGTAAAAGGTCTAATAAATTCTTTAGTAAATATCCTTTTGGATTTAATATCAATCCATGTCTTATTCTTATCAATCTTCTTATTTACAATATCATATTCAAGTAAACTACCCATAACTAATTAATCTTTAATCAAACAAATCTTAGCATGAAAAGGAAGTTCATTAACTCCACTTCTCTCACGAAATTCTACCATTGCATATTTACCGATGTAGGTATCTTTATTAGCAAGGATAATTTCTTGTTCAGAAAAACTACCTTTAGATGTACATTCAAATAAACTACTGTTAATATCATTTTGCAAAACAAATTTAGGCAATTTAGTCCGCTTACCTTCTGGAACTATATCTATGATTTTAAAATAACCATCATACAACTTCTTATACTTTAGCATAAGAGAAGAATTACGTTTATCAAAACCATAACTAGCATTAGGATTTCTAACTACTAGTCCTTCAAAACCAAGATTTATAAATTCATCTCTAAATGTTGTAGCATCAACAATATTCTTAACAACAGTATCAGTTAAAACATTAAGACAACCTTTATTATTTAAATGGTCTTCTTTTGTTTTAAATGTTACTGCATGACTATTAATTAAATTATTAGCAAACAACAATTCATGTCTATTAATATAACTCATCTCATCAACAGCAATATCATACAACCAAAATTGCATTTTATAATGTTGTTCAAAAGAATCATTCTTAACAAAAGAATTAATTAGATTAACAGACAATCCAGGATAATAAATTTCACCATCAAGTTTAGCACCTTCTTCAATCATCAAATCTAACAATTCACCATCAAGATTATCTTGAAAGAAACATTGTAGATTAGGAAGATGCCAATAAGTACCTTCACGACTTTGAAACGTAAACTTAATAGGCTCAAATAAATCATTAGTTTTTTCAGCTCCAACAAGACAACGTAGACCATTGATTTTAGGCTGACCAAGTAATGAACCAAGTTTATCAAATGGAGCATTATCTTCAAGTGTTTTACATAACATTGGTAATACTGCACCATTTGAACTAGTGTTATTAATAGGAAGATATGTTTCAAGATAATTAACGATATTTATCTCATTGAGATTTACAGGAGCATTATCATGTAACTCTACAATAGATTTATATCCTTCCTTCTTTTTAGTATTATATCTAGATTTAATTTCATCAGACATATTTCTAGCAGGAATATGTTTTTCAAGATGTCCAGCACTATAAAGTAAACCATGCTTAATAATATAATAATCATCATATGCTCGGACTTCCCAAAACAATATCTTTCCTAAACCATTACGTTTATATAAAGTATCATAAGTAATCATAACTTTATCTTTAACTTAATGTTACTCAAATCAAGACTAGCAAGCTGACGAAGTCGAGTTTTAGTATCTTCTTCTTTGTCATAAACTTTTCTAGCTTTCTTTTCAACAACCTTTTTAGTTTGTTTCTTTTTATATATTACAGGTGGATGTTGCTCTTCATAATTAAGATTGTTTAGATGAACATTTTGAAGCAAATCTACAAGTGTATCAAAAATAAATTCATCATCGCAATATCTATCAAGAATATATAATATGCTACTAATCACAGTATAATAATAAAAATGATTAGTACCACAAACAAACTCATTAGCTTTAGCTTTACATTCAAAATTTATACTGTCTAAATATTTATTTATAACTTTAGAAAAGTTACTCTTTCTAACTTGTAAATCAATGTAATCTTTATCTTTATTATCTAATCTAACAGTATATCTTTTAAAGTAATTATTAACTTCATTCTTTACCATAAGCCAGTAAACTTAAAATTAGGTATTTTAAATATTGCTAGCTTTTCAGGCTTACCAATAGCTGCATGAGCTACTTTAGTAAGTAATATATTACTAAATGTTTCTACAGTTGCTACTTTATTATTTACAAGTTCAGTAGTATTATCTTTATAATTAAACCTTCTAGGTACGAAAGCTCCATTATAAGAATCTCCAATCCAATCATATTTATTGATTACATCAACATCTTCTGGATTATCGAAATCTACTGTTCCATAGCAATAACAAGATTTATTACTTATTTCAAATTTCTTAATTCTTTTTTCTCCTCTAATTTCATAATCGAAATCTACACTTATGTTTTCACCGGCTTCAAGGAGTTCTTCTTGTTTATCTGTAATACCTGTCATAAGTATTACAAAACCAATTTTTTCTCCTTTTATACGATTAATTATATGTGTAATTTCATTACTAGAAAGTAACATTCTCATAATATCTATATTTAAGATTTATATATTGAAATGTTTCTCTAACAAATTCTTCAATAACTTCAGCAGAATAATGTTCTTCTAATTCAGCAAAATCTTTTGCATTAAAATTATTAAGACCAAATTCACCTCTAGTTATAAAGATATAATTGATACCATAAGTTTCCTTTAAGTATCTTGCGCCTTTTCTACCTGTTGTATCGAAATCTAATAATGACAGAATAACACCATCAAGAGCCATTCTTTCATTAAGGTAATTATATTCTACATCTTTTAAGAGATAATTTTCACTTGGAAGATTAATAATTCCTATTTTAACTTTAAGACCTCCCCCGTAGAGAGGATGATTGAATAAATGATTTCCAATTGCCAATCTATCTTTACTTGATTTAGTTATAAGAATTATATCATAATCAAATAATTCAAGATTAGGTAAACCTTCAAGACAATTACTATTAGTTATAAACTTCAATTCTTTATGTCTATCACGAAGAGGAAAATAAAGTTTAATATTATTAATACCTTTATTTGTTGTACCTAAATAATAAGCATAACAAGGATCTTTATATGAATACTTATATTTAGGTTCACTGTCAATACCTCTATTAATATAATATTGGTCTACAGGATAAACAAAATGAGTATTAAGATAATTAAGACTAATTCTCCACTTATTCCAAACTTTAGAATCTTCATTATTCCAACTTCTAGTAACTATATCTATAATAGGTTTAGCACTTCTTGTTTTAACAATGGCTTCATTTATCAAATTTTCTACATTAGGATCAACATCTTTTCCATCTATAATGTCACTAAAAGTATATGCTATATGTTTAAGTACAAAATAAAAATCTTTTTTATTATTTGTATCTATTGTACGATTATAAATTATACTTAACACATAAGCAACAGTTCCATATACATCATCAAAGAAACCAAAACCGCCAAAATCACGTACTTTAAGTTTACCTTTATTGTTGTATTGAAAACCCATACTTTTATTTTCATCATTATCTCTAAAAACAGATTTAATTAGAACATTATGCTCAATACAATTTTTAATTACATCAATATCAATACCTAAGTAACGACTTAGAATCAGCTCTTGTGACACTTTACTTTCAATATAATCTTTAGTAAGTGAAGTTGTATTTGGATTTCTTTTCATGATAGTATTATTATATAAAATATAGGTGATAACTATACTATGAATATAATTATCACCTATACTTTAAAAATCCATAACTAAGTCTTTACTTATTATTAATACTTTAGAATGGCATTTCCTCACCAGCAGCTTGGAAAGCACCATCACCAGCACCAAATGCAGGAGCAGTAAATGCGTTACCACTCGGAACACTTACAGAGCCAGGATAACCTCCACCAATAGTAGCACCAGGAGCAGATACACCAGGAAGATTAGGCATCTTCTTAGTTTCTTTAGGAGTAATAGACTCCTTAATAACATTTACACGAAGAATCGACGGAGGATTGTTACCCTTAAGAACTTCAATAACACCTTCACCTACAGTTGCAGGGAAAGCAAGTTCACCCTTAGACTGACCACTACCAACTTCTGTCCAATCATTGTTACGATTCTTTACATAACGCAACAACTTCATGTAAACCGGAATACCATTACCCTTAGCATCAAGATATGCAGGCTTAGCAGTTCCACCATCAGCAAGATTGAATGTGCCATTCATGATAGCTTCAACATTCTCAAACAGCTTCTTATAACCATTAATAATGTCTTCAATAGGAAGTGCAATAAACTCATTATTCTCATCGAAATCTTCAAAGTCAAGAGTCAAAGCATCTTCCTCAACTTCAGTCATAGGACGATTCTTGAAAACATAAATAGAAAGAATGTGCTTAATCCATGCAAAGAGAGCATTAACACGCCACTCTGATGTACCACCGGGAATAGTATCAACATTAGATTCAATAGGCATGAAATCCTTATAAACATGACGACGTTCATCAGGATTAGTATGATTACTAGTGAAATGGAAGTTAAGACGCGGAATAGCGTTACCTGCAAAAGCACTATTAACTCCATCACGGAAAGTAACCCATGTAAGCTTTACTTCTTCAAGATGACCAACAAACAAACCATTAGCAGTTGCATCCTTTTCAGTAAATTTAAGCTGACTTACTGATTTAGTTTCATTCGTAATACCTCTACGATTCTTCTTAGCTACACTAGGAGTAGATACTTTTGCTTCATTAGCTGTTTCATTTGCATTAACTACACCAGGATTAATTGTAATGTCCATAAAATTATAAGTTTTAAAATTGTTAGATATAAAAAGGTGATAACAGACTATTTAACAATACATCTGTTATCACCTTAAATAATGAAATCAAAAAGATTAGTTTAATTACTTCTCACCGCGTGAGGCATCCTTATCTTCAGCGAAGTTGATAGGATATGCTACAATAGTAACATCCTTAACACCGTCAAAGTAATCATCAACAGTAACAGGAGATTCAACATCAACATCGAATACACGAGCATACTTCTTCTTCTCGTTCAAATCTGCCTTCAACTGATTCCAAACATTAGAGTCAGAGAAGTTAAGAGTAACACCTACACCAGAAAGACCAGCAGTAGAAGTCAAACGGCTACCACTAAACTTATCAACTTCAGGAGAAGAAACCATTTCCGGAGTAATAGCAGCAATAAGTTCCTCGTCAGTTGCGTTAGGATTACCAACAGCTTCAATCAAAGCATCACGATTAGCTTCAAGCAAAGCCTCTGCATTCTCCTTAATAAGAGCCTTCTTAGCCTCTTCAGTAAAACGAAGAGTAGTCTTCTTAGGCTCACCATTAGACTTAAACTCCTGCACACCCTTAGCGATGTACCACTGGCTGAACTCCTTAATAAGCTGTTCCTGTACGGCAACGTCATTAATATCAAGACCCTGCTCTTCACACAAAGCAACAATTTCCTCACTCTTGCTTTCAACTGCCTCACGAACACGGTCAATATTGTTAAGGAACATAATGCAATCACCTGCCTTAACACCCAGCTTACGACTAACAGCAGCCGTTACAGAGAAACGACCTTCAGTAGAATTAACAACAAGCTGAGGAGCAGCATTAACAACAGTAGACTTCTGACCAGCAACAACAGCAGAAAGACCGAAAGAAATTTTACCTGATTTCATAATAGTAAGAATTTAAATTGTGAATAAATTAGTTTATTATTCTTTATAACCAACTTGGTTACTAGAAATTTTAATTGTTTAAGCCTCTATTGTATCAATATCAACAACATCTTTATCAGACAGAGGCATATTGTTGATAAGTTTTAATTCAGAAGTTTCGCAACAACCCATTAGAGCGTCAGATGCAATATCTCTAGCTCCATAAGTAAATGCTCTAATACCAATCATCACTCTTGGATACTTTTTATAAGTATCTTTAGTAAACATATCAGCTTGTAGAGCTTCTGAATAAGAGAATCGGCTAGTAGCAGTAGTAATTACTTCTTTACCATTTATCATACGATAACGAGTAAATTCATACTCGGTAACATAATCAATAGGTTGAGCAGCAATACGATACACAGGTATCTTACCACTATCAGCAATTTGCTTAGCTTGAACTTGATTTATAGCAATAGCAAATTTACCATTGAGTTGATAATCTTTATAAATATTGCCACTAAAGTCAGAATAATACTTTACAGGATAAACTCCAACAGAATCACTATCATCATTAGTTTTAGCTTCTGCTTCAGTTTTATTCCGACATTTAATACAATATTCAGGAAGTTTATCTTCACAATAAATATTAATGCTGTCTGTATATTCATACAGAGGTGTATAATCTTTAGTGCATTTCCAAGTTACACCTGCCCTCAGCAATAATGTTTTAATGATATGAACATCAACACCAGTCTTACCATTAATAATATGTATATGTTCAATACAATTACTAAAAGGTAAATCTAAATCTTTAGCACGCATCATAATAGCTAAACCTTCATTAACAGATTTAATACCACCTTTATCAGTAGCAATAATTCTTTTAAGAAAGTTTTCAGCTTTTAGAATTTCTTCTTCACTAAATATACTTAGACCATTTAGATTAGAATCAACATTCATTTGTTTACTAGGCGCAGTAACTAATGCACTAACATTACTATCACCTTTAACAACTTCATCTTCTTGTTTCATTATTTCAAAGAGCGTTTTGTTTTGATTACCATTGCAAATATACTAAGTTTTTCAATAATCACAAATAATAGACCCATTATTTTCGCTTACTTCTGACAAATATTTATCGTCTACAATAATGTTAAAATTGTTTGGTATTTGTTCTTCACTAAGACGTTTATACTCAAAAGTAGCTTTACAATATAGTCTATAAACAATATTAGGATTACTAACAAACTTGATTTTTGATAGTCGATACTTATACTCATTGACTGAATCACAAAGCGGAGAAGTGATTATTAAAACGTCGATAGAGGCTTCTAATTCTTTGTTAGGCGCACTCGAACACGAGAGTAAATGAATTGTTCCATTCCGGAATAATCGTTCGTTAGCGTGCGATTGTGCGACCGTTCCAAGCATCTTCGGTTTTCCTCTATTTTCGCCAGACTTAATAACCATAGGCTCACCTTGTTCATCAACAGCTTGTATAGGTTCTAACTTATCATGAGAACAAGCAGCATATACCACACCAAGATTAGTATTAACATATTCACAAACAGCATTTGCAAAATCAGCATTTTGACTAATTACAAGTATCTGTTTATTAATATGTTTTTGTACTATACTTAGTATTTCATCCAACTTACAAGAATTACCACTTATAAGTTCTCTACGTTTACGAATTACATCATAAGTTATTTTTCCTCTGTCATGTAAATTATTAGGATTAAAGATTGAATCAATTTGTGTATTAAATGGAATAGTCATATCCAAATCAGCACTCCAACCATTATTAGCTGCAATTTGACTACATATAGCAATAGATGATGTATTATTTTCTTTATCACCAAATATAGCTTTATTCATATAATCTATTGAACCAAATATAGAAATACTTTGTTGAATATATTCATCATATTCATTCATTAACTTTGCTTCATCAGGATTTGTAACAATGCAAGCAACTCTTGTTTCTTCTACGGGGGAAGCCAAGCTAATCTCTACAAGTTCTGAATTATCATAACCTTGTATTTTAGGATAAATAGGATAAATACTAAAAGTATCTTTTGGAGTATCGGTAAAACAAGCTAATCTAAACTTAGCTCTATAACCGAGAGATGCCATACACAAGTCATATTGATTAACTGCATAAAATACAACTAAATCAAAACTTCTTGTTACAACATTACGAGCATATTCAGTAGTTAAAACTTTAAGACATTTATTTTCAAAAGCACGATGAATAGCTTCATTGTCAGTATGATGATTAAGATAACGAGTAATATCACTCTTATTCTCAATACAATCAGTAACAACAATCATATTAGCTTTATCATTCTTAGAATATATACGTCTAATAATTTCAAATATAATATGCTTTACATCTAAAGGTTGAGGCAAATATATACTACCTATACCTTTATTATCACGCCATTTTAAAATTGTCGATTCATAAATCTTATCTGCATTAAACATTTATTCTTCTAAATCAAACAAATTATTATACATACCACCAAACTTTTTAATTTTAGATTTACCTTTACCTTTCGGAGTTATACCAAGCATAATAGGATTAATGATTTTCATACACTCATTATAGTAATATTTATAATCAATATTTCTACTACTTATTGGGTCATCTGTTAAAGTATTAATAGGTCTAACTAAAACTCCAGCAGCAAGTCTACTTCTTGCTCCAGCAGGACTAACTTTATTTAATACACCACCATGTAAACTAACATAAAATCTTGTATTACGTTGATAATTAGTTGCAACTTGTTCACCATTAACAATTCTAATGTATTCTAGTGTAAAATTACGACCAACATTTTGTGTTTTACAAAAATCTAATATATCAGTACATTTAGTTAATGTTTCCATAACAGGAACATCATTAATAAAGTATTCTGCTACAGCACGAGCTACAATAGGCATATCATAACCTTTTTGAAGATTATTAATATACATATTTGGATCTAATGCTCCCTTATATTCAATAGAACCATCAAGTTGAACATCAAGATAATTATTAATATCTCTACTAACAATCATACTATAATCTTCACCATCAGCTCCCATTTTATTAAACTCATTCCATCTTGTTGTAATTTCATCAAACAAATCTCTTTTGTCATTAGGAATTTTAACAACAATACCATCTGTATTAGCACTTACAACGTGCATACCATTAAGTTCAAGTTCTTCAACTAAAGTCATAGTCATAAGTTGACCATTAATTGTAACTTTCATTTGAGCTAATCTATCATAGAGAAAATAAGTATCACTACCCAATTTTCCATATATAGCATTAATTACAATCTTTAGCACTTCTGCAACAACTTTATTTGGAATACCTTTAACAACTTCTACATCACCGCCATGTTTAGCAGCAACACGAGTTTCTTTAAGATATTTAACCAACTTAACAAATACAGCTTCGTTTAAATGTTTAGGAGCAATTTTATAGGAGATTATAATACTAGGATAATAAGAAGTATAATCATGATGTCTATAAGTATATTCATCAGTGCTTCTTAATATTCTAGGAGGGTCTTGACTATGTATTCCACCTGTAGCTATTGTATATGTAGTTCCATAAAAAGTAATTTCACGACTAAACGCATCTTTATTAGTTCTAGTAATAGTTATAGTCTTCATCTCTTCAAGAAGGTCTTGAAGTTGTTTAGTTTTAAACTTAATATGAGGAAATATAATCTTATTAAAACTAAGTTTAGTACGTTCAGTTCTAAGTTTAATAAAGTTATTTACAGGTAAACCTGACATTTCACTATAAAACTTAGTAACTAATTTATCAGCAATATTGCTTCTTGCAGAACTAAGAACATCTATATGATAAGCAGAACTAATACTATAACGTAATCTAATTTCATCTATTTTCTGTCTTACAGCTTCACAAACAATAAATACATCATTCTTATTATAATGTAACATCGGAGCAACATACTCTTCAATTATATATCTATCAAATGGACGTATCAGTTTAGTAAGCTCTTCATTAGTCATAGACTTATATGTAGGACTACTATAGTAATGTCTATCTTTATCACATATATCAGGCAATTCAAATTCAAGCAATTCATACCATTGAAGATTAATGGAAGTTTGTTTAAGACTTTTAGGATAAGCTTTACGCTCACCGGTATCTTTATCAACATTTACTCCAGCTTTATTTAGAGCAAATACTTTCATTATATCAACACTAGCATAAGGTAACTTATAATTTTTATAACCAATAAGTTCATGATTTTCATAGAAACTATCATCAGATTGTGATTTAATAATTTCTTGACTTGTTTCATAAAGTTTTCTAATCAAATCTTTAGTTTTATCAAATTGGTCAAAATACATCATAAAACAAGCTATCATAAGATTATCATAACCTATTATGTTATATCCATACAAATCATATCTTACAGGAACTTGATTACCATCAATAGAAGTTTCAAATTTAGCACTCATTCCGCTAATAAACTCAACAATATCCATTAATTGTGCATCATCGAAATCTGTAATAACAAATTGCTTACATTCAACAGTATCAAGAATAGCTTTAATTTCACTAACTTTATACTTTTTTGTTAGTGCTATAACTTTCTTTTTACCGTTTACTTCAGTTTCACATTTGCACTTTTGTAGATAATCGTTAAGATTAACAAAAGTAATACTAAATAAATTAGGCAAAACTTCAACATCAAATGCCCAACTTTTAATCATATCCGTACAACATTATATTCATTTGTATTATTTTTTGTTAGATTTAGCCATTTACTATAATACTCATCAAAAACTTTTGACTTATTAGCATCATAAAGTTTAACAGAAGGAGAATAGTTAGAACAAAACATTATACCATTACCGGAAAAATATGCATCATTAATGTCAACACTTCTTCCTAATAATCTATTACCAACATTACCTAACATAAGTATTCTCTTAATACCATAATTGACAACTTCATAATTAAGATATTTAGAACATCTTAAAAGTATGTTGTTGTCAATTATAAGTTCACGAGATTCTTTACATTTAATAAGTGTAGTAATATAATATCTGTCTAACAAGTCTTCCCCCGTAGAGAGAAAGTGAATATCCTTCAACATTTTGTATAGTCCATTGTAACTCAAATCTTGAGCTTTATAAGTAGATTTATCAATATAAGGAAGAATAATCATATTTCCATATAAAGCATTACCTATACCTTTGATATTATGTCCTAAATCATTATATAACCTAAGTACACAATTTTCACAATAAGGTTTATACTCCATATTTCAAATAAAGTTTGTCTTTGGCTCGACTACAAGCAACATATAACAATCTGTTAATAAATTCACAATTAGGTCTAACACGACCAAATGAATCAAAAACAATATCATTAACATCAACTAATACATTTTTAAATGTACTTCCTTGAGCTTTATGTGCAGTATATGCAAAGCCATAATCCAAATCTCTAGTGAAACGAATGGTTTTACCATCACCATCTTTAATGTTTACAAGCAATAAACAAGTGTTCTTAAATTCAAAGTATTCTTTCCATGCTTTAGCACGATAATTTGAAGGTGCTCTTTTAGCAGCAGCAACAAGTTCGTTAGCAATTTTACAATACATTTGAATACTAAAAGCATTGTTATGATCAACTATAAATAATGGAGTAGTAGTTTTACCACCATAAATAGCAGTAAATCTAACCATATAACCTTTTAATTCATATTTAGGATGAACATAATTTACAACATCATGTAAAATATACTCTTCACTATTACGAATAATAGGTTCGTTAAAATCATTTACTAAAGTAACATAACTAGTTATTAAATCATTTTTAGTAATAATTGATTTTGCAGAATCTTTTATAATATTATTTCTAATAAAATTATTCCACGCTGCAACACAATCATTAGTAAAACTAATTATATGAACTAAATCTACATTCTTAGTAAACTCTTCATCATTAAATAGTTGATATGCTTTTGCATCAAATTCTTTAGGATTTAAAACTTCATATCCTTTAGAACCATCACTATTAAATTCGGCTTTATTTTTAGAAATATATTCAAGAAACTTAAATGTTTTATTCTTAATATCTTTTCTTAATAGTTCAAGAAGAGGACTAATTGGATTATCTTCACCTTGACGAACTATTTCAGTAAGTGTACTAGTTTTAATAGCTTTAAAAGCACTTGAATATGTTTCTTTTACAGGAGGTAGCTGACTTGCATCACCAAGATAAATAAGTTTAGTATGTGTTCTTTTACAAATCTTTTCAAGAAATGTACACAAACCTTTATTTATCATAGATGATTCATCAACTATGTAAACAACATAACCATCAATCTTTACATGACCTTTAGGATCAAAAGGAGGATTATTAATATCAAAATCTTCAATATTAAAATTCAATCTAAGACCTAAATCAGACTGTAAAGTATTAACTTTTATATTGCTTAGATTAATACTTTCTTGTAATACACGACAAGCTTTATGAGTAGGAGCAGAAACACCTATTGTACTATGGCTATGTTTACAATTTTGTATCAAGGCTCTAACAAGAAATGTTTTACCTGTACCAGCAGGTCCAACTAAAGCACGTTTAAAATCATTTTCATCAAACTTATTATTCATAAATTCAATAAGACTTTTATATGCTTCTTCTTGTCCTTTCGTAAAATTCGTTGTAGTTTGATGTTCTTTATTATTGGGTTTATTAAGACCACTAACTTTAACTATATCACTCATATTTCTTTAATATTTCATTATAAATACTTAAAGTTTCAAGACCGTCAATAGACTCAATTCTAAAGAATAGATTATCATTATAAGAAACAATTTTACCATTAACTTTAACACGTTCAACAAATGGTATATACATACCAGGCATTTCACATCTATGTTCAACAGGTCTAATTATTCTATAATGTTGTCCATTAAACTTGTCTTTGGAATAGATAATAGCTTTACCTTTACAACTAAAAGATTCAGGTGCAATATTATATAATTTTTTATTGCAATAAACCTTAAATTGATTAGTATTAACTATCACTACTCCAAAGACACCATCTTCTACTACAACTTTAACTTTAGGTTTAGCTTGTTTAAGCTTAAAATTAAAGTGTATGTTCATAGAGGATTATTTCTTTTTGTTCTTCAACTTATGTTCTTCTACGGGGGAAGCGTGTTTAGTTTTAGCACTATCCCTAAAAGATACATTAGCAGCACCTACAATAGCGTCTTTAGAACGAATCCAACGCCATCCACAATAGTTACAAAGGAAATCAATTTTACCCCATGTACCATTACCAACAAGACCACTTTCAGTATTGACTTTAATAAGATGTTCTGCAAAATCAATAACTACTTTCTTACTAAGTGCTGCGAGAACTCGCACTTCATCATAATGTTTTTTCATTACTTTACGTGTTTTAAATTTATTATTTATTTGTTTATTTATAGTACCATTATTGGCACTAGTTTAATCTTTTGTATAAGTAAGACCAGATTGAATATGACTATCACCCGCCTCCCCCGTAGAAGAGTCTATATCATTATCACTTCCATTCTGTTCTTCATTCATCTTTTCTTGTTGATTATATAAAGCAATTTTTACTTCATCAACAGAAACTCCTTCAACTGCATTTTCTTTAATAACATCTTCATAATAGCTTGCAGCAATTCTTTGCCTAGCTTCACAAAGATATTTTGTAAATGCTTTCTTGTCATGTTCCATAAGTTGTTGAGCAAGATTAGTGCTAACATTACTTAACTGCATTACGTTATCAATTTTGTTGATAAGCATAATCTTCTTTGTAGACTCTTTGATTTTCATTTTAGTTTTGTAAATTTAGATTTATTATTTTGATTCTAAGCCACTTAAATTATTAAATGGTATAATTGTTCAGCCGGAACAAAATAGCTCAACCAAAGTCAAAATATCGCTCCATAGCGGTCGAATTTTGTCTATCTCGCCACTCTTGTAGTAACTCATCTTGGTGTTGGTCAATCCAATCTTCTTCATCAGCATTATAGTTCTTAGATTCAGTCATATAAAGACTATAATCATCTTCCATAGTATAAGTTTAATTATATATACAAAACTTCCTGTAAGTATTATTTCTAATACCTACAGGAAGACCGACAACATAAAACTTAAATAATAAATCAAAATGATTAGTTTATCTTTGTATTCTGAATACGTGCTACAAGAATTTCTTGCAACGCTTTCATAACATTCAATTGTTTGCCCAAAAGTATTCTATCAGAAGTTGAAAGTTCATGAGATTCACCACTATCAAGAAATGCAGTTAATCTTGCAATCCTTGTTTCAAGGTCATGATTCTCTTCAAGAAGATTAATCTTCCAACTAGGAATAAGATGTTTTGTTTCCATAACTTTATTATTATTTTAATTAGTTGAACATTCAATTTAAAAACTACTACCTGTTTCACAACTGTTAGTAGTTGTATCAATACCATGAATAAATCGCAATCAGTTAATTACGTTATTCTTTATATCACTATGATTATTTTCAATTTAAGACCTATGTCTGTTTCACAACTGTCATAGGTTAAATGGGAATCAAATTAACATGCTTTATTTAAACCAATCTTAATTGAAAGAAATACAACAAGATTATTAATAATATCACTAGAAATACACTCATTATAATTATTATCAACTTAAAACGTTTATTAATATTACAAAGTTCTAAGTTTTTAAAATATTTATAAGTCAATGAATCTTTTAATTCTTCATTAAGTTTTCTAGCTTCATCAAGACTATCTTTTAGTGTTTCTTTTGATTTACGAAGTTCATCAACTTCAGCAGTTAAAGAAATATTTTCTTCTTTACACTTATCAAGTTCATCAGAAACTAATTTATAATCTTCTTTAAAGCAATTGCTTTTTGTTTCAAATTCAGCTACTTTGTCTTTAAGACGTTTAAGTGCATCCTTGTTATTATTATTTGTATTAGTTAAATCAAGAATACTATCAGTTAAAACTTTAATATTACTTTCATTAACTAACAACAAATTTACAAGCTCTGCTTTAGTTTTTCTCATATAATAATTACTTACATGAGTTTTTTCATCTGCTATTGTACCTTCAACTATATCATCTTTTATAGCAGATTCATTTGTGTTTTGATTTAATGTTTCCATAGCTTTGTTTATTTTGTAGATTTGTAGTTTGTTTACTTTTACTTACTCAAATTGAATATCAGATTCTGTTTCATCGTCATTCATTTTTTCAGCATATAAATCAACATCATCAAAATCTTTATTGATAAGTTCAGTATCAATATCTACTTCATAACATTTTTCATTATTATCCATAGTTGTATATGTTTAATTTTTGACAAATATATATGAAATAGATATTGATTCCAAATTTAATCAGATAAATATTTTAATATGTGTTGTGCAAGGTAGATAGCTCTATTCTCACTTAGAAAATAATTACCAGCATCTCTACGACAATGTTCTTCGTATGTATCTTGTATTCTAGCAGCACAAACTTTAAATTTATCATTAAGATAATAATAAAGTTTATGTTCTAAAATAGAAGGTAATACTAACATCCAATCGTACCACATATTGACACCATTATCTTCAACAATGCGATAGTATCCATCATTACTTATATAACTTATTGTAACTTTCTTACCACAATAAGCTTCTTGTTCATGACTTAAACTATTTTCATAGTAAGACATATCAACAATGCCATTTTTATTTTTCATAGCATTTAGCCATGCCTTACTATGAACAGTAACAGAATCTCCAATGTTGAATATCATAACATTACTCTTATTGGTTCACCTTTTATATGATGGGTACGATAATATCTAAGAGCTATTCTAAGACACTTAAATAAATCAGGAGCGCACACTACCAATTTCTCGGTAGTGTGCTTAGAATTAACATATATAGCTAACATAGTTTAATCCTCCTCTTGATTATCGTCATCATGCACAATATATTTGTAACCTAAGAAGGCTGCAAATATCATGTACATAAAAAGGCATAGTGAACAACGAGTATAACTATTATCAAAGATGTAGCAATCGTTAGCATTAAAACCTGCATCTTTCATGCAGATTACTATTACGACAGCTAGTGACACTATTAGCATTATTATTGCTAATATGCCGTAGATTATTTGCATAGTTGTCTTCATGATTATAATTGTTTGAGTTCAAGACCATTACGTATGAATAATGTATTAATAATACGAATGTCAATAGTAAGATGTTTAACATATAAACTATCAACATCTTCAGATATAGGAACATAACTAATAGTTACTTTCCTAGCTCTGATTTCAGTATCCTTATTAATATACAATACTCTACCAGCATCGTCACCAAGGAAGTAACGTGCAATATCATCACACGCTGCAAGAGCTTCTTCAACAGATTCAAAATCTGCTGTATAACATTTATTATCATTTCTTGTGACAGTCAATGTTACTTTGTTGGATTCTAATTCTTTAATCTCCATTTTGATTTGTTATTTAATTGTTTGTTTTGTTGTTGTAACAGTTAGAGGATTACTTTAAATCCCCTAACTGTTCTATAAGCCAATAGATTAGTGCGATAATCATATCAATACTCATCATTATGGTAAACTTCATTGAATCTAATGTTAATCAAACTATCAACACTATGTTTTGCATCGTAGTAATTGTAGTTATCATAAGCATCAACCCAATCATATTCATTATTCAAATCATCGAGAAGAGATTCTGTAGCATCATAGTAATTACCAAGAATGTTACATTCATCTTCATATTCGATGAGATATTCTGCAAATTCATTATCGGCTTTGTGATAACCGATAACAGAACCAATTGCTAAACCTACGATAAGCGCAATAAATGTCATAGCAGCCTGTATAAATGATATTTTCTTCATAATTAGTTATATTCAAATTTGTATGTTTTCTTATAGATAGTTGAATTGCTATTATCATACACTCTGATATAAGCATAATCAGGATATAAATGCAATATTTTATACTCTATTAAATCATCTGCAACTCTATCAGTATTAATTAGCTGTTTTAATTTTTCAACAGCTTCTTCAAGAGTTTCATAATAATTAAAGTATCTTCTATCTATTGTTTCAATACCAACGTTATCATCAAGTTCATATGAATAATCACTAAAATGAAACATTAGTTCGATGAAAAACTTTGCTTGCATCTTGATACGTATTATGAGTAGTGTCAGTATTACTACTAACACTACTCAATTAACTAATTACAGCAACGACGAAATGTCGATGCTGATTCCCATAGATTTCACCTTCTCCAACGTGATGAAGGATTTACCTTCCTTGCCTAGAATTATTTCATAAACATCATTTACAATGATGTCATGATCGTAAGCTTCATTGGTCTTACCATTGAAGATAGAAGTAAATTCTTCTCCGGCAGGAATAAGACGCTGAAAAATACGTATCTTAGCATCAGAAATAACCTGATGTAAGAAGTTAGTATCTTCAAGCATACGGTTTGTAGCCCAACGTGCAGAAGGATTGGCTTCACGAATGGCAGCAACTAATCCAAAGGTACTACCAAATATTACATTGTTAGTACCAAGTTCGTATTCTCCAGTTTCTTCATCAAGTAAGAAGCTTCTTACAGGTGCTGATAATGTAATAGCAACACGTGTATAATTCTCCATGATTGTGAAGTTAGTATTAAATACTTCACGCTCATAAATTTTACACGTTCTAGTAATGTCATGACGCATTATGTTTTTGATTACGTCTTTAACATTAACTTTCTTACTTTCATCATCAGTAAGATCAACATCAGTTTCAACAGGTGCAGCAGGAGCTTCAGCTGTAGCAGGTGCTTCAGTAGGAGCTGTAGGCTGACCATTAATGATGTTCTCAACAGCTGCTGCATCAGGTACAGCAGTTACAGCAGGTGCAGCATTAGTAGCTGCGGCAGGAGTAGCACTTTGTGTTGCTCTTGCAGAATTTGAATTTGCACTCATCTTCTTTTACTTTGTTTAATTTGTAAACTTTTTAATTAACTCTAATAACTATTACTAGCTACATTACAATATAAATATTGTCATCTGTATTTTAGAGGCTTTGAACTCTTAGTAATATCATATACTGCTGATGTTAGAATAACACCAGCAGTATAATTTCAAATCAGATAATCGACATAATCTCGTCGGCGTGGTCTTCACCACCTTCAAGATATTCATAAACATAATCACCACCTATTTTGTTAGCACATATACGATAATGTGCAAGCATACCATTTGACATAGTTGTTTCATAACTTTCAATGATACGCTTCACAAATGTATATTTAAATATAGTGATTCCGTTTGAGTACACTTTAGTGACTTCAATTTTAATATCCTTATTAAGGACATATTGTTTGTCATTAAAGTAACTTATATGACCAAAGTTAGCATCTTTCAATGCTTCTTCAATTTGCTTAGTGATACCTTCGATAGAAGTTATCACTACTTCACCCTTTGCAGTTGTTTCAAGGGTTATAACCCCTTCAGGTACAACAATACTTAAACCTTTCACATCCTCATAACGAGGTGTGACGTAAAGAAACTTTTCCATTTTGTTTTGTATTTAGTTTTATGTTACAGTAGTCTAAAAGAATACTTTCAATACAACATCAGTTAATATTAACGAAGTTAATATTAAATGCTCTTTAATAAACAAATGTTACAGTAGTACGAGTAGTAGTAGTAATACTAATAAGAATGACACCAACAACACTTTTTGCGTCATCAGTGTCATTCTCATTATTACTCACTCAAAGAAGTTAAGTTCTACACTATTCTTCATCATGCCGCGTTCACACTTTGTCCACATATAGACCTTATCATTATGTTTAGCAAGAATAGCATTGTCTTTAATGACAACTTTATTACTCTTACCAAAAATAAGAAAATTAGCTATATGAAGTGAAACTTCCATACTGTCAAATACATCGTAGTCATCTTTAGCAGCATTAAGAAGTTCATAACGTGTTGTAATTGCCGTTCTCACTTTCTCATCATAAGTCCACCAATCTTCATCTATATCATAGTGAACATGGAGTATATTATCCATAGTATCAACTACTAATATAAATTTATTATCGGCATAAACTTTAGTATACTTATACTTAGTAATGAGAAATTCGTCGTTACTTACTGTACGAATGCCAACAATGTCAGCAACTTCCTTGTTACCAATGTCATTGATAACAAGCTTGAATTTTAGTTCAATCTTCATTTCGTTTATTATTATTAGTTTAACGTTGTTGTCTATTATTAGCAGGATATGTAGCAATAACTATATAATATATAGTTATTGGATGTGATGTATCCTGTATTTAATCACATCAAATCCCGTGCCTTTTGTGTTGAGTAAAGACAATTTTGTGTCGAGTATTCCTAGAAAAAAATCCCCATCTACATTACCATTAAGATAATATAGATGGGGATTTACTGCATGATTAGCATAACGCTTAGTACCACCTGCTAAATTACTAGCAGATCAGTTAAGGAATAGTTTAGTTACTAGCTTCTGATTCACTAGATTCACTAGATTCAGTTGCAGTAGTTGCAGTAGTTGCGGCTGCTTGCTTCTGAATACGACTAGCTTGAGCAAGCTTCTTGATGTCATCAACCATCTTCTCACGAGAAGAGGTATCGCTGACCTTGAGTTCAGCATTACCACTAAGGTTAAGAGCAGCATTGACATCAACATTATTAGTCTTACCGATAATAATGTCAATCATAGCTGAACGGAAGTGCTCAGGTACTAACTGAATTGCAACTATCTCAATAGTTGTACAATCATTCTCGTAATAACCAGTAGTACCACGCTCATCGACGTACTCTTCACCTTCTTCATGATTAGTAACATGAAGCTGAAGCTTAGCACCTGAAAGTGCTTCTACAAAGACAGGGTGGTAATAACCACCAATCTTGTCAGTTTGAGTTCTAAGACGAAGTAAATTAAAATTACGACTGAGGTTTGCTGTAACAGCACCACCTTTAAGCGTAAATTTGTCAGTTTCGACCATGCAGAACTCGTCATCGACTTTACCAATACGAGTAATTGACTCGTTCAAGGTAAATGTGATTGAAGATTGATAACCAGCCGCACAAAACGGCTCAATGTAGCGTACGCTTACTACTACATCATACTCCTTAACTGTAACGTTTGTTTTACGTTGCATAACGGTAATAGTTTATATTGTCGTTATAAGATAATCATGATATTCATTGTCATAACGACACAAACAATGAATATCAGATGTAGTGCCTTTTTGGTAGAAGCACCAGGGGGTACTTCAACACTACCATCAACACCCGGGCCTTTTGGGTAAGAGCCTCGCGGAAACATTTATATACACCAAAATTTAAACCCTCAACTTCACTTACAGTTTTACTTATAACTTCAATCCTAATCAAATTTACAACTTCATTTATAACTTTAATCAAAATAAAACTTATAATTTTAATTATAATTCAACTTTCAGTTTCATTATAATTTAACTCTTAATTTTATTCATAACTTTACTTATAATTCAACTTCAATCATTATTATTAATTTTATTATTAATTCAACTTATAACTTCATTTATAACTCATTTCACTTCATAACTAAAATTTTCACTTATATAATCTTTTGTAACTTACTTTTAATTTTTACTATTTAATTTACTATTTATAACTTTTTGTAGTATATTTTATTAAACAGCCAACTTTATTATTTCATAATAAAGTTGTATTACCTATTTCATAACATAAATTATTACTATTTTCAACACTATAAATAGCATTTTTAATATAATTATTTTTATTACGCTTAAAATCACATAAAAACAGTAATATCACAGCGTAGAACAGCAACATCATTAGTTACAACATTAGTAAAAGTACAAAATAAAAATAAAAATTAAATTTAAAATAGGAAGTATCATTTAATATAAATATATTATATAATATATTATATAATAATATATTATTATATTATAATATTATTTATATAATAAATAATATTATTAAATATATTATTAATATTAATATTAATCTTATTACTAATATAATTCCTAGTATTACTAATAGTGTTTTTACTACTATTTTTACTAGTGTTTTTAATTATCTTACTAATTATGATACTGATTATAATACTAATTGTAATCTTATTGATGTTGTTTTTAGTATTGTTGCTACTAATTATACTACTGTTGGACTTAAACTTAATGAACATATATTTTATTTAATTTTTGTTAATTGCTATTGCTATTAAACTATATTACATATATTTGCTTTGTAAACCTTATAATAGTGTTATGAGTAAAGATGATTTAGATGAAAGTTCTAGTAGATATGATAATAGAAATGAATATGAATATTCTACTTATCATGTTGAATCTACACTTAGTAAACTTAAATATAAACGTAAATCAAAACTTAAATTCGGTTTAGCCGAGTAAATAACAATTTAAAATTACAATTATTATGACTAGTTTAAATGCTACGATTGAAGATAAGAATTATGTTCTTAATCTTCCTACTTCTCTTTCAGAGATTACAGTTGAGTATCTTACTGAACTTGCTAATTGTGTTAATCTTCCTAAGTATCATTGTCTTGTAGCTATTGTTTATAAGCAGAAGCTTATTGAACTTATTAACATGGCTAAGACTAAGAAGGAAACTACTAGTTCAGTTATTCCTGTTCTTGCTAAAATTGGCGATACTGATAAGGAAACTGAATCAATTACTTCTAATGTAGGTGATAAGCTTATTATTACCGGTACTGATTTATCTCGTGGTATTCATGTTAATATCCCTGGTAATGTATTGTCACTTAGTGCTGTTATGAGCTTTATTTCAGCTGATAAAGAACTGTTGAAGAAGTGTATGTCGCTTGCAGTATATAATGGTGAAGAGCCTCCTTATCATTATTTTGTTGAATTTAAGATTGTTCCTTTTAATGATATTAAAGGCAATTTTGTTGATTATATTATTGCTGAAAATAAGTTTCTTCAGCTTGTTAAGTAATATAAGATTATAAAGATGAAATTGCATAACTTCCTTCTACGGGGGAAGCCTTGATAATTAACTTAGGTAATGGCAATAAATTAGGTTAAACAAATATGTGTGATGTAGTAATAAACTATTGCTGTTACCTAAGTTTAATTTTAGTAAAGATATGAAACAAACTATTAAATTTCCTTCTGGTTATGATGTAGTTGTAGTTGATAAAAATGATGTACTTAGAACATTAAATGCTAGTGTAACTGACAAAGAAGTTCTTCTAGAAATTATATCACAAATTGAAATTCAAAGTGATAAACTATGTAGAGAAGGTAGATGGACAGGTATTCCTTATTTAGGTAATCTTCGTGTTCCTGCTATTACTAAACATAGAAAAGATATGGCAGAACTTTATAGAACTGCTTATAAAACACTTCCAAAAAGTGAATATTTAGCATTTGTAAGAAAATCTACAGCTGATAAATCAGAAAGAATTAAAAATGAACGTTTATTTAAATATCAAGTATCATTAAGTATTAAACGTAATCCAAAACTTTATAAAGAGCTTTGTAAAGATAAAGGAACTAAATATGCTAATTTCTATTTTTATAGTAGATATAGTATTATTCCACAACCTGTATATTCTAATTACGATGCTAATGATGATGATATTTACGAAACTATTGTAGATGTATGAAACCTAAGTTAGATATTGATAGGCTAATAACTGTTGATGATAATGGTATGCCTAAAGCACCTACATTAAGACAATTACTTGACAAAGATATAAAAGAACTTTATAGTCGTGACCCGACTAAAGATAAAGAACTTTATATTAAAGAATGTGGTGTAATATATTGTTTAGGTGACCCTAAATCTCCTGCTAAGCAAAAAGGACTTAGCACTAAAGAGTGTATTAAATATGCTATAGAATATTATAATCTACCTAAAACATATCAACCGGATATGTTAGTTTTAAAGATAGCTAAGCGTTATTATGATGAAAATATTACAGAAGCTGGTGTTGCTGTTGAAATTCTACAACAAGCTATTCATAATTCTGCTGTTGCTATTAAAAAACTTAATAACTACTTAAATGAGTGCTTAGATGCTTCTGATAGTATTGAAACAACTAAACAAATTATTGAAGTTATTCGTGCTCTTAAAGACCAATCAAATGATATACCTTCAATAGTTAAAAGATTGGAAGAAGCTAAGCAAAATCTGATGTATGAAACAGAAGCTCAACTTAGTAGAGGTGGTGTAAGTATAACTAGTTCTATGGATGGTGACGAATATGATTAATATATTACAACTATGGACGATAGATATAAAAGTGTATTTCTTTATTTTCAAGAAGATGGACATAAGTATGAAGATAGTTTAGGACATAACTATAAATCTGTAACTACTCTTATACAAGATTATGTAGCACCTTTTGATAAGAAGTATTGGCTTCATCGTAAAGCTAAAGAACTTGGTATTAGTGAAAAACAACTTGAAAAACAATGGCAAGATATTACTGAAGAGGCTTGTACTAGAGGAACCAAAACCCATAACTATATAGAAGATGGAATTAAAAGTGTTAGTATGTTTAAAGATGCTATTAAATATCTTACTGATATTGATAGCGGTAGGTGTGTCACTGTTGCTGATATTCCTGATTTCACGGCTGTTCCTTTGGATATTCCAAAATTTATTGAAGCAACCGAAAATAAATATCCCGAAATATATGAAGTTTTTAAATTTTATACTGACCGTGGATATACGATTTATAGTGAGATTGGTGCTTATCTTATTGATTATCTTATCAGCGGAACAATTGATGTACTTGCTATAAAAGAAGATAGATTTGTTATTCTTGATTGGAAAACTAATCGTGATGGTCTTAAATTTGAAAGTGGTTATTATAAGAAAGATAAAACTACTAAGCCTGCTCAACTTACTGATGAATGGGTATATAAAGATGAAAGAATGTTAGCACCTGTTTCTCATCTTCCAGAATGTAATGGTTCTCATTATTCTATACAGCTTTCTATGTATGCTCTAATGGTTGAAATGATACTTGGTATACCTTGTGTTGGTTTAGCTTTATGTCATATTGCTTCTCCATTTTATAAAAATAAATATGGTCAGCCTTATAGAGATGAACATAATCAATATCCTATTGATCCTGATGGTAAAGAAACTGTTACATGGCATAAGATTAAATATCTTAGAAATGAATGTATAGCTATTCTTCAAGATAGAAAACTTAAACTTGATGCTGAAAATAAAGCTACTGGTCAAACTGAATTAAACTTAGAATATTATGATTAAAGAAAGAATTACTGACCTTTGTGCTTATGACTTTAAAAGTTTATTTAAACGTAAAGGTTATGTTTGGTTTGAAGAAGGATATTATAATCTTAATCTTCTAGCTATTAGAACTGAAAATCCAAACAAGGATTTTAATTTATTCAATGATGTTTTTGTTATAAATTATAAAACAAAACATGGTAATTGTACAAGAGTTTTTAATTGTACTACTACACCTGGAATTAAAAGTATTAAAGAGGCACAAAATGCTAAAGGTTGTGCAATACTAGTTCCTAATCAATATAGACAAACATGGACTATTGGTAAGCATAAAAATAAATATAGAGCTTTAGTTCAATATGCACCTGTTTGGGTATATAGAGATGGTAATAAAGATAATAAACTTGATATGTTACCTGATACTAAAGATTATGGAATGTTTGGAATTAATATTCATAAAGCAGGTAATCTTAGTAAACTAGTTGATAATTGGTCTGCTGGTTGTATTGTTTTTCAAAAAGAGCAAGATTTTAATGAATTTATGCGTCTAGTTGATGAACAAGTTGCTAATGGACATGGTAACAAATTTACATTTACTTTGTTAGATGAAAAAGATTTGGAAAAACATTAGTTGTACATCATGGCTCTTAATAGCATTAATATTAATGTTAGTAGGAGCTATTGTTGATGTTCATATTAGTCTTAAAAAGATACAAACTAAATCTACAAAAGTAGTTGAAACTACATATATAATAGATAGTATAAAAACTGAACGTAAAGATATAATATTTAAAATTGATAGTTTGTATGAAATTAAAACTAAATATATTGAAAAAGTTAATAATGTTCCTGATGATTCTGTTTATGAGTTGTTTAAACAGCTTATATGGGAATGATGTTAGGAATATTTCTTCCTACGGGGGAAGCCTTGATTCTATTTATGTTTCAATAGCAGACCTTCGTAAAGCAAATGAAAAGCTAATTGAAGCTAATATAAACAAACAAATACTTGAAACTACAACACAGTTAGTTTCTAATCTTGAAACTGAAAATTCTATACTTACTGATTCAATTAATTCAAAAGTTAAAACTATTGATGAATTAAGTAAGTCAAATTATAAATATAGAAGATATAATAAATTTCTACTTGGAACTACTGGTTGTAGTTGTGGTTTATTGCTTATAATATTACTATTATGACTGTTGAAGAAACTATTAATACTTATCCATTTCTAAAGTATATGAACGAGGATAAAACTCATTATGTTCATGCTAAGGATAAAGGATTTAATGACCCAGATGATTTATTTCTTATTGGTGATAGTGGTGGTTTTCTTATGAATATAAATCCTGGAGATAGATTTGTTAATACATATCTATTTACTGAAATGGCTGATTTTTATCGTAAGAATGGTTGTTATACTTTTCTTAAAGTTGATAGCATACCTCATAGACAACTACGAAAGCGTGAAGAATATAGACGTCGTTTTGGTTATAGTGCTCCTTGTCTTCAAAAAGCTGATGGAAGTATAGTTGATGTTCGTATTACAGGTGCTCACTATAACTTCTTGAACTATACTTTAATGGAGAAGTTGAACTACAAATCAATATCTAAAAGTAATAATCTTAAAGCTGAAAAAATATATGACTTTAGTGATTTTATTGATGCACAGTTTTGGACATGGCATTGTATGGAATTTGCTGAACGTAATGGTTTTCATTTTATAATTGATAAAACTCGTCGTGGTGGTTTTTCTTATATGATGGCTTCTGATACTGCAAATCTTATAAATCTTAATAAACGTAAAGTCATTATTCATGTTGCTGCTGATAAAAAGTATTTAATTGATACAGGTGGTCTTACAGATTTTACTATAAATAATCTACGTTTTTATGAAGCTAAAACTCCTTTTGTAAGAGGTATATTTTCTACTGATAAAGAAAAGTATAAGCTTGGTTTTAAAGAGCCTAATGGTGTTGAATCTTCTAAATCTTGGGGTTCAACAGTTCTTTCTGTTAGCGCAATGAATAATCCAAACTGTGCTATTGGTAAGGATGCAGTTAAAGTTAAAGTTGAAGAGCTTTCTACTATGGAAAACTTTGATGACTTTATGGATGTAACTGAACCTGCAATGCGTACTGGTTCATATACAACAGGTATGTTACTTGCTTGGGGTACTGCTACTAAAGGTAATATGCAAACTTTTGAACAAAACTTTTATTCTCCTGAAGCATATAAGTTTATGCCTTTTGAGAATGTTTGGGATAAAGATATGCGTAGTGAAACTTGTGGATATTTTAAACCTTATTGTTGGGGTCTACAAGGTGAAATTCAAGGCATGAAAGCAATGGATAAAGATGGTAACAGTGATTTAGCTGTTGGTATTAGAATTGCTGAACATGAAAGAGAAGTTAAAAAGACTACTTCTAAAACATTTAGTGAATATATAAATTACCTTGGACAATATGCTAATTATCCTGCTGAATCTTTTAGTTCTACAACTGAAAATCTATTTAATAGTGAAGAGCTTTTAACATGGGCTGAAAGACTTAGAACTGATAATTCATTTAGATTTTATGTTGATGGTAAAATTATTGAAGATGAAGAAGGAAATGTTAGATTTAAAACTAATGAGCGTTGTCTAGCAGAAGGTGGAAAGTTTAATGAAACTGTATTTGCTTATATTGAAAATGTTCCTCGTAAATCACATGAACATCCTCATGGTTGTATAAGACAATGGTTTGCTCCTCAAACTTTAGAATATATTGATAAAGATGGTAAACGTAAACGTGGAGTGCCTGAAGGTTTATATAGTATATGTTATGACCCTGTAGGTATTAATAAAGAGAATAGAGAACTTACTAATAGACATTCTCATAATTCTATTTATGTGTTTATGAACCCTCATGCTATTAATAATTTTAGAGGAAAACTTGTTGCAACATATTATGGTAGACCGGAAAAACTTGAAGAAGCTGATAGAATATGTTTAAATCTAGCAAGACTTTATAATTGTATTGGTACTACTTGTGTTGAAACAAACCGTGGTGAAACTGTAAGTAATTTTACTAAATGGAAAGCTTTAAAGTATTTAGCTAAAGATCCTGTATTTGTTTTTGATACTAGTGTAAAAGGTGCAGTAAGTAATAATTATGGTATAAGCATGGGTGATGGTACTCGTAAACTTGAAGGTTTACGTTTGCTTAAAGAAATGCTTTATACTGAAGTTGGTAAAGATGAATTTGGTAATCCTCTTAGAATGTTTCAAACAATTTATGATTATCAAACAATTCTTGAAATTATTAAATGGAATAATATAGGTAACTTTGATAGAGTGTCTTCTTTGATTATTAGAGCTGTTGAAGTTCGTGCAATGGATATTATTGCTGAACAACAAATTCAACGTAGAAAACGAGTTGATACTTATGATGAGTATTCTACTAATATAATGAGAAGAGATTGGTTTTAAACTTATAATAATATGGCAGAATTTAGACCTAGTTTAGGAACTTTAGAATTTCCTATGCAACGTGTAAGTAACTCTGAAAAGAGTAAACCTGAATGGTATGCTAATTGTATTGATTATATAATAGCTGTTGGACTTTCAGTTAATGATAAAGAAGAATTAGAGAAGAAGATAAATATAATGCATGGTGATATACCAGATGAATTTTATCGTAAAACTCTTAATCCTTATAATTCTAATAAAGAAAAGTATCAAAGATTTCCTGCAACAATGCGTAATTTTGATATTATGAATGACATTATTCGTCGTTATGTATCAGAATATATTAAAGGTGTTCATGATTTTGTTGTAGGCTCTAATGACCCTAATGTTATTATAAATAAAAATGCAAAGCTTAAAGAACAAGTTACAATGCTTATTCAACAAGCTGCTATGCAAGAGTTTCAGAACAGGCTTCAACAAGAGCTTCAAAATGGTACTCCAGAAGATCAAATTGACCCACAAAGTCTTATGCCTGATATGGAACAATTTGTAAAGGATTTTGAAGAGAAATATATTGATGATGCTAGTAAGCAAGGACAAGACTTACTTAATTATATTCAAAGTATGACAAATGATGAAGTTATGTATTCTAAAGCATACTTTGATTTTGTTACTGTTGGTGAATGTTATTCATATGCTGATGTTCGTGGTAATGAAATATTTAAAGAAGTTGTTCCTGTTATTGAAGCATATCCTATTCCTAATAATCAATTCTTTGTTGAAGACCATGATATGTTTGCTCGTAGACAGAAGATGTCTTATCAGCAAATTATAGATATGTTTGATGATTATCTTACTGATAAAGATAGAGATTTTCTTGAAACATATTATGCAAAAGTTGGAACTTCTACTAGTCCTACATTACTTAGATATGATAAATATCTTGATGCTTATCCTGATGTTTGTTGTAAGTTTAATGATGTAGATAGAAACTTCTTTAAATCACAACCTGTTAATATGTATGATTGTAATACACAATTATATGATGTTTGGCACGTTGTTTGGAAGGGTGAAGTTAAACGTGGTATTCTTACTTACATTAACTCTATTGGAATGGTAGATAAAGTTATTGTAGAAGAAGGTTTTAAACTTGATAAATCACTTGGTCATATAAGTATTGAATGGGTCTATGACCAACAGGTTTATGAAGGCTATAGAATTGGTACTAGATATAATGCTGTTTATCCTATTAAAGCAAGAGCTGTGCTTTATAATAGAAATGGTAAACTTCCTTATAATGGTATAATGGAAGTTCTACCACAATTTGGTAAGTTTAGTATTATACAAACTATTGCTCCTTATCAAATTCTTAGAAATATTATTGCTTATCATCGTGAAATGGTAATTGCTAAGAACAAGATGCTTATAATGATTATGCCTCAATCATTACTTGGTGATGAAGAAGAAGATAAGATTTATAAGATGGCTGCTGATGGTGTTCTATACTACGATGATAGTCTTGATTCTAACTCTGTAAAAGCTCAACAAATTAGATTACTTAATGCTAATCTTGGACAATATATTACAGAACTTACTAATCTAATGGATAGCATTAAAGCTGAATCTCGTGAAGTTGTAGATATGACAGCTCAACGATATGGTGAAATTGCTAATTCAGCAGGTAAGTCTGTAACAGAAGAAGCTATTGCTAGAGGTAGTATGGGTTCTGTTATTATTACATTCATATTTGATAAGTTTAGAGAAACAGATTATAATCGTGATTTAGACTTTGCTAAATATGCTTATGTTGATGGACTTAATTCATCTTATTTTGATATTAATAAAGAAATGAGATATATAAGTCTTGATGTTAATACTCTTACTAATTCTGATTTAAGTACAACAGTTCGTAATAATGTTAAAGAAGTAGACAAGCTTAATCAGCTTAAACAATGGGCGTTTAATGCTAGTCAAAATGGTGATCTTGAAATGGCTGTTGCTGCAATAACCGGTGATAATGTTTCATCTATTAAAAAAGTTATTAATGATTATGCTAATATCAAACGTCAGCATGAAGAGCAAATGCAACAAGCAGAACAAATGCTTGAACAGCAAAAGATACAAAATGAGTTACAGAAGATTCAGGCTAAGGGAGAAGAAGACAGAAAGACTAAAGAGCTTGAATATTATTATGAGATGCAAGCTAAATATATTGATGTAGATGTTGCTCTACTTAATAGTGCTGGAACTACTGAAGGTGATAAAAATCAAGTTACACGTGATGTTGAAGCTAGTAAGCGTGAAATTGAAAAGATGAAAGTTCAGCTTGATAGAGATAAGATGAATCTTGATGCTTATAACGCTGCTGCTGATAGGCAAGTTAAACGTGAACAAATGAAAAATGATTTAGCAATAGCTAAGGAAAATAAAAATAGATATGATTTACCTAAGTTAAAAACTAAATCTAAGACTAAAAAGTAAGTAATTTATCTTGTGATTATCCTAATAATGATACTGATAGTGTTGCTATTAGGATATTTATTTTGACTACTGGTTTTTAACATTTATTATGGCTCTATTTTGCACGATTATTGCTGACGTGAACAACTTATCATCTAAGCATTTTAATTCGATTACAGACGCTCTTATGTGGCTCAAATTCGATTTTGCAATAGCGATTAGGTGTTTTCAGATTAAGAAACCGGCTTAAAGTGATAATAATGAATTTGAAGCTAATGAAACCTACAGCAGTATTAATAGTCGGTTAGCATATAATTTTGCATAAAATATTCAAGCGATTATTTGCAGTCACATTATTAAATATGATATGTTTGCTCATGAAAAGTACAAATAAATATAGTACATATAATTTAAACAAATAAAGTTATGGAAGAAATTGATTTTGAAGGTGCAGCTGTTAGTAACAGTGAAGGTAGTGCTGCTGATAAGCCTGATACAACAAACATTTCTGGTGGTACTGATGACGTTACAAACATCAATCCTACTGATGTTGATTCAAAGACTCCCCCTGTAGAAGGAGAGGATAAACCTAACGATAAGCCTGCTGATAAGAAGGATGAAGATAATTCTTCTACGGGGGAACTCGAAGCAGGTACTATTGTTGAAGTTGAAGGTACTGAATATACAGTCGATGACAAAGGTAATCTTGTTGATAAGAATGGTACAATCTTTAAGCAAGCATCTGAAGTTAAAGATTTTATTGCATCTTTTAATCAGGAAGATGGCAATGATAATTCTGATGGTACTATTGATATTTCTACTGTTCAGAATGCTATCGGAATTGATGTTACTGATGAAGACGGTAAGGCAATAGAATTTACTAATGATGCTGCTGGTATTAAATCTTATTTTGATAAGGTTATTGAACTTAAAACTGAAGAAATTCAGAAAGCTGCTATAAATACTATTTATGAAAAGAATCCTATTGTTAAGGATTTTGTTAATTATCTTACTATTAACAATGGTGATTATAGAGGCTTTGGAGAATTGACTGATAGAAGCGGTATTACTCTTGATGTTAATAATGTTGCTCAACAGGAAGCTATTATTCGTGCTTCATTTAAGGAGTTCAACAAGAAGGGTAATGTTGATAATTACATTCAGTATCTTAAAGATTCTAATGGACTTGCTGATGTTGCTAAAGAAGAGCTTAAAGCTATGCAAGAGAAAGATGCTCAAGTTAAGGAAGAACTTAATCGTAGAGCAGAAGAAGCTCGTAAGCAAGAGCTTGAAAATACAAAGCAATATTGGAATGAAGTTCATAATGCAATTGCAAATAAAGTAATTGCTGGTTATAAACTTCCTGATAATCTTACTATTGAGCGTGATGGTCAGAAGAAGATTGTAACTACTGATGATTTCTTTACTTACCTTAGTCGTGTTGATAAGCAAACAGGTAAAACTGCATATCAACTTGATTTGGATAAGATGACAAATAAAGAAGTGCTTGATAAAGAACTTCTTGAAGCATGGTTACATTTTACGGGTGGAAGTTATAAAGATTTAGTAGATATGGCTGTTAGAGATGAAAATGTAAAGAAGCTTATACTTAAAGCTAAGACGCATACAACTACTACGGGAAAAGTCAATATTAAACCTGCTAATCGTAAAAGTAACATAAATGATATTATTCTTTAACTAACTAATTAATCATTTAATTATGTACAAACTTAGAGAAATTTCTCGTGGTAATTATGATGACCGTGGTTATTCTAATGAGGAAACCATTGCTCATCTTATGTTGCAGCGTCCAGAGGAAATTAACAACACCCTTACCTATACTTATGGTATGGATGATGATAGATTTCCTTTGACATTCCTTACTGAAGGTCAGGGTTCTGTTGGTGTTAAGGATATTAGCACTGTTCAGTGGACGTGGAAGACAATGGGTCGTATGAAGTTTGATGATTATATCACTAAAGCTCCGACCGGTGATAAGATTGGTCTTGGTGGTGCAATGTTTGAACTTGAGTTCTCTACTCATTGGCTTATTGAACAGTATGGTCTTATTGGTCCTGATGGTATTACTCAGCTTCGTATTATGAAGGATCTTGGTCCTAGTGCTAATGGCTATAAGTATTTGGTTCGTCTTACGACTCCTAATCCTAATGCTTATGTTGATGCTGAATTGCTTAAGGCAGGTAAGTATTGGTCAATGACTGCTCCTACTATTTCTGAATCTCGTTCTAAGGGCAATCGTTCTAATGTTATGGGTCCTGGTAAGATGACTTCTCAGCTTGAGTTCCATAGATATTCTAAGGAAATTGCTGGTAACATTAGTAATGTAGTTGTTACTTATGAGTTTAAGACTAAGTCTGGTGGTACGACTAATCTTTGGATTAATGAAGAGATGCGTCAGTATGATATTCAGTGTCGTATTATGGATGAAGAGCGTTTGTGGCTTGCTGAGTATAACCGTAATGAACGTGGTGAGATTATTCTCGATGATATGGATTCTGGTCTTCCGATTCCTCATACTAGTGGTATGATTGAGATTTGTCGTGAATCTAACTACGATACTTATGGTGAAGTTCTTACTTTGCATAAACTTGAAAGAACTGCATTTGATGTTCTTAATAAGGACACTGATAATGGTACAATGGAAGTTGTATTGTTTGCAGGTAAGGGTTTCTTGCAGGACTTTGACAAGGCTATTCGTGATGAAGTTAAGTCAAACGGCTACATTGATGCACTTGGTGAAAAGTCTATTGGTGAATATGAAGGTGGTTTGAGTTATGGTAAATACTTCAAGCAATATAAGACTATTGATGGTCATATTATTACTTGTAAGCCGCTTTCTTTCTTGGACAATGGTACTATTGCTGAAGCTGCTAAGAAGAATGGTATGGTTCATCCTAGAACTGGTCTTCCGCTTACTTCTCATCAGGCATTCTTTGTTGATATGTCTATGTATGGTGGTGAGCGTAATATTCGCAAGATGCGTATGAAGGGTCAGGTATATAAGGCAGGTGTGCTTAAAGGCTTGACTGATATTCCTGCTTCTTGGGGTGCTGTTCCTACCAATTCTATTTCTACTGAAATAGATATGTCTAGATATGAAGTTAAGAACTCTTATGGTTTGCAGGTAAACAACTCGTCTAAGATGTTTATGTTGAAGTGCGAACTCTAATCTAAAAATTGAATATTATGGCTGATATTAAAATTAATGTTCCTGCTAATGATGCAACTCCTGTTGTGCAGGATACAAAAGTTGAGAATAGTGTTGCTGAAAAAACTTATGCTCAAGAGAGAGAAGAAGATCTCGATGCAGAATATATTGATAAGCGTGATGTAACTATTTCTTTGATTAAGAATTATTCAAATTATCGTCAAGCTAATATGAGTGTTCTTGGTCAGCGTAGTGAAACTATTGGTTCATCAATTACTTCTTCAAGAACACTTGCTGCTAACAAAGGTGAAGTTGAAGCATACTTTCCTAATATACTTGGTATTTCTGCTAATAATGAATCTTTTGTTGAGCGTGTAAAGCAATATTTGAATAATATTCAAATGGTCATTTCTAGCAATGATATTAAACTTAATACTACTTTTATTTATAATCATAAGCGTGATTATCTTGCTGTAAAAGAAAAGGAAGATAAAATTAATGCTGCTTTTGATAATATTGATAGAAGTCGTTTGGAGAATATCAAGCAAGCACTAGATACTAAACTTAAAGCTCTTAATGAACTTGAAAGTTCTAAATATAAGTTTGGCTATCCGCAGAATACTGAAGAGTATCTTATGTATCGTCATTGTTTGCTTTACAATGATGTTGTTAAAGATATGGCTCTTTATAACTCTGCTAATAAGTCACAGCGTTTCTATATTAAGGATGAAAACAAGGAAAAGGAGCGTACAAGAAAGTTGCTTAATGAGCGTAATATTGCTAAGCGTCATTATATTGAAATGCTTGGTGATACTGCTAAGTTCAATTCAATGTATATTGAGTATTGTGTAACTAACAATATGAAAATTGTTGAAGCAATGCTTAAAGACAATACTGAAAAGGAACTTCTTCTTGATAAGTTTAGCACTGATAGTCCTGATAAGTTTAATAAGATGTTTGCTGATAAAAATCTCAACGTTAAGGCATTTGTTGAAAATCTTATTGCTAGAGGTGAACTTATTAGATTGGAATACAATCAAAACATTACTACTTCTACGGGCGAATTTATTGGAGCTAATATGAATGAGGCTGTTGCATATTTTAATAATCCTGCAAATGCTGATGTTCGTAAGGCTTACGAAAATAAACTCAAACTATTCTAATTCTTAATGATATGGATATATCTAGTATGCACACTTATTTTAGACAATATGCACAACAGATGGGTTTGCAGAATGTTCGAGCTATACTTCCCGAACAGATAGATATTGTCCTAAATACTTCTATACAAGACACAGTTAATCAACTTGTACAAGCTACTGTTGGACTAACGAATGATAGAGTTCTTACTGATAATTCTAAAATTGGTCAGTTAAATGCTCTTCGTTCATTATATAAAGTTCTTACTATTAACGTTCTTGAAAAAGAAAAAGATTCTTCTGATTATCCTTTTAAGTTTCATGAGGAAGATTCGCGTAATGGACTTTTTACTGGTTTGCTACATAATGTTGATGTTAGATTTTGGGTAGATTTTTCTATTAGATATACTAGAGGTATAGTAGGTATAACCGAAAATTCTCCTGGTATTAAAGATGATACTAATAAGTTTGTAACTAATTGGTTTCCTGTTAGACTAATAGACGATATTTATCTTGCTGATTCTCTTAATGATTTTATACAGAAGAATAGACTTAGAAGTCCTATAATGGTAGTTTATAATGCTAAAGAAAAAGTTGATGATAAACAAAATATCAATGGCACTAAATCTAAAATAGCTGCTACAACTTTTGAACTTTATATTGATAAGCTAAATAAAAATAGTAACGATAGTACATATTATCTTGATAATAGATTAATTCCTTATCAGTTTAGAATGGGCTTTGTTGCTAATCCTGTTGAAGTCAAATATGATGAAGATGTTGCAGGTAATAATGTCGATTGTGATTTGCCTGAATATATGCACGTTGATATTGTTAAGCACGCAGTAGATTTGTATAGAATAGCTGTTAGTGGTTCTCTTTATGCTGGACAACAGCAACAAGAAGCACAACAAAGAGAGAATTATAGAAATAATAATAATGCTGATAATACTAATCAATAATGAAAAATTTGTTTATACTTACGTCTAGTAGTGTAATTGCTAATGCTATTAGTGATCCTGCTACAACTGCTGCTGGTACGTTGGCTGTTATTGATAATACGGATTATCTTTCTTTCTATCTTTACAGAGGAAAGAATATACAGCCTTTGGTAGTAAGCATTTTGGATAAGAAGGATGCTTCTTATACTACTACTGAATATACTAAGGCAGTACCTTTTAAGGCTACACTTACTGGTCTTACTCTTAGCGATAATACTGATTTTGAAGTTGAAATTGTTAAGCTTGGTGTTCAGTTTAATGAGCGTAATAGATGGCTGACTAGTGTTCATAAGACAGCTGATACTACGACTGTAGCATTGCTTGCTGCTAAGCTTGCTAAGCAGATTAATTATTTTGCTACTGATAGCAAGATTACTGCTGAAGTTAATGGCACTAGTGTAGTTCTTAATGGTCCTGAAGATGGTCAGAATTATAAGGTAACATTTAGGTCTATTACTAGAAATGAAGCTAATGGTCATGTTTCATTTACTACTAATTATCTTGTTCCTACAATTGTACAGGGTACTCCTGGTATTGCTGATACGAAGTATGTAAAGGATCTTGCATCACAGTGTGCTGCTGGTAAGGGATTTGAATATACTGCTAAGGAAGATTTGGATATTTATCCTGGTTATCCTGAAGAGGTTGCTGACGAATCTTATAATATTCTTAATATAGCATATTATAATCATCGTGCTGCTGGTAAGACCAGAGATGAAGTTCAGCGTCAGTATTTGCATATCGCAGTTCCTGTTGCTAAGAAGTCTTTGATTGCAACTATTACAGCTGCTATTGATGGAACTTCTGCTGCATCTACAGCATCTGCTGCTTCTGTTGCTTCTAATGGCTAAACAATAAATCAAGGAGAGTAACTTAGCGTTACTCTCCTTATAAAACATTTAGTGTTATGGATGAATTTGATACTTTAAATGAAATTATTGATACTACTGTTAAGAATTCATCTTATGTTTCTGTAATCATTTCTAGTAGTGTTTTTATTCTTTATACTATAATAGTAAAAATAGTTGAATATTTTAAAGCTAAAGATAAGAATAAACCAATACTTGAAATGACTTCTGCTATTAAGGAAATTGGAAATAATGTTGTAAAGCTTAATGTAGCTTTGGATAAGATATTCCAAGATAATTATAAGAAAGAAACAATTAAATGTAAGAATACTATTGAAACATCATTTATATGTTTTCAAAATAGAATTGAAAATGTATGTAGAGATATAATACTTCATAATAATATTGAAGTTAATAAAGAACTAATTTATAGTAATATATCTCAAACTGTAAATACTGAATATTACAAACTAGTTTCTATACTATCTTTATATGAAGTCCATGATACACAAGTTTCCTCATTCCTAAAAGAGAAGTGGATACAAGACACAGCTAATAGTGTTGTTAACATAGTATATAATGGTCAAAGTGAGCATGACAGAGTGCTACAACTTAGTAATAAACTTAGCATTATTGTTAATAATTACATGACCTATATATATAATAAAGCATTTAACTAATGAAAATAATTGATGCTGAAACTAAAGATAAAATCTATCAGTATGCTACAGAACAGCTACTAACTTCAGCAGAGAATGCAATAGCTTTAGCTGATGCTGGTTATGCTGTGAATAACACTTGTAAAATGAGTATGCTTCTTTTAGCTCGTACTTATTTTGAAGTAGCTACAACTTTTAGAACTAGTATTTCACAATCTGTAATAACTGCTTTTAATAACATTTTAAATTATGAATCACAATAAGAAACATCATAGCTGTTGTTCAGATTACAATACTAACAATACTAGTTTAGCTTTTGTTATACCTTCTGAATATTTAGGTTTGTATGCTAGAATACTTAGTGCATTAACTATTTTTGGAGAAGAAGATTTAAAAGATTGTAAATCCAGATGTAGTAGTAAAAGTAGCATTATCATTGAATGTTTTAATATGTTCAATGCTGCAATGGCTGCAAATGCAATAGATAAGACTAAACTTCGAGATACAATTATTAAATATATTGAAGCAAGACTTAATAGTATTCTACCTGATAATAAGCCTAATGATGATATGATAATTTTATTAAGAGATAATTGTTGTCACTTTGAGCATAGACCAGGTTTTCCTATTCATCCGGATTTTCCTGGTAAGCCTGATGACGATAATACAAACAAACCAAGTGATGGCGATAATAGTGGAACTGTACCTCCTACTACTGATGCTGATTTTAATATAACTCTTGATATAGATAATAATTCTGTAGATGAGAGTTCTCATACTTTAACAGGAAAGGTAAATACATCTAATGATACTACATGGACTATTCAATCTTCAAGTTGGGTTCATATTGCACCTACTTCTGGAACAGGAAGTAAAGATATAGCAATCGCAATTGATGCTAACGAATCTGAATCTGATAGAGAAGGATATATAATTCTATCTAGCGAAGTTGATGGTGAAACAAAAACATTTGTTTATACTATTAATCAAAGTGCTGCTAAGGAAGAATTTATATTTGATGTTAGTTCATTTAATTATAATATTGGTTCTAATAATATATTTACTACAAGCTCTAATTCTACTACTATTGATTTTTGGATTGACACTAATGATAATTGTAGTTGGAAAATTACTGCTTCTGATTTTGTAACGATTCATCCTTCTACGGGGGAAGGCACTTTACACGATATTAAAGTTACTATTAATGAAAATACTATTACTGCTGATAGAAGTGGTTATATATTATTTACAGGTAACTTTAATGGTAAAACAACTTCCGTTCTTTATCAATTTATTCAAAAAGCTAAATTTGAAGATGATAAACTTGAACTTGATGAAACAGTATTAGAATTTGAGTATGATTATGAAACAAAATCTGTTGTTATTACTACAACTTCTAATGATTACAAAACATCTATAAGCGGTGATTCTGATTATTTTACATTTGAAACGGATGATACAGGAGTTAATAGTGATGGAACTATTTGGATAAGAGAAAAAGTTTCAATTGCTAAAGAAAATACTACAGGTCTAGATGTTGCTGCTGTTGTTACTTATACTTTAGGAAGTATTTCTAAAACTCTTACATTGATACTTAAGCCTGCTATTGAAGAAGGTGGAGGAGATGATAATGTAGATACTCCTACAGACCCTGATAACGGAGATAATGGAGATACCGGTAACAGTGGTGACAATGGAGATACTGGAGATAATACAGGTGGTGACAATAACAATGGTGATGATAATTCAAGTTCTACTACAACACCTACAAATATGTGGATTAAAGTTGCAGCTAGTGAACTAGAATTTGATTATGCTAAAGGTAGTCAAAATACTGTAGAGGTTACTTATTCTCATCCTGATTTAAAGAGACATCTTAATATAGATACTAAGAAGTTTAACTACTATGAAGAAGATGTTACAACAAATTCTGATGGTAGTATAACTAGAAGATATACTATAAC